GTTCGCCTCACACGCGAAAGGTCAGGGGTTCGAGCCCCCTTGCTTCCACTCGAAAAAGCTGATAAAATGGGCATTCCCGGGCAATGGGTAGTCGAATAGTAGTCAAAATAGTAGTCAAGCCTAAAACGAAAGGAGTTTTTTGCAAAGATTCCAATAATTTTATAGTGAATGAAATGTGACGGATACATGACGGGTAGACCGTCTTTTTTTATGCAAAAATTTAAGCATAAGGAGGAATGACCTTATGGCAAAATTCAGATTTTCAGATGAAGCACTGGAACGTATTTTTAGTAAAGAACAGATGGGAAGTGTTCCACTTAAATATCAATCAATCGTTGTCCATGCCACAGAGGAAGTTATAGGAGAACTTGGTAATGCTTATGAATTTCAGTCCGTTGGGACTTTTGAACAAGCCGACATATCAGACACTTGATGAAGTGGAAATTGCGAAACAGATAGAATCAATGGAAGAAAGGGAGAACAGCCATGCCGCAGCCGATTATGAATCCGAACTATTTCAATCCGCAGTATAGGACACCTATGTACGGACAATTTATGCCACAACAGGAACAATTCCAACCACAGCAGTTTATGCAACAGCCACAGCAAAACGCAGTACAGATGTACGGTCGCATTGTGCCAGCGCAGGAATGCATAGCACCGAATGAGGTTCCTATGGATGGCAATACGGCATTTTTTCCTAAACAGGATATGTCAGAGATCTATGCTAAATCCTGGGGAGCAGATGGGAAAATCTATACAAGGATCTACAAGCCTATTTTAGATGCAGACCCTAACAATTTACCGTCTGACACAGAAAAGGCAAAATTTGACCTATCAGACGAAGCCACAGAGGTATTTATGAAGCGGTTTGATGAACTGGAACAGAAGATTGAGCAGTTGAAATCTTCACAATCGCAAAGAAAAACTCCGCAATCGCAAAGAAAGGATGATGCAGAATGAATATGATGAACCCTATGCAGATGCTTAAGACAATGGGGAATCCACGACAGTTTATCCAAAATATGATGGGAAACAGTCAGATCATGTCAAACCCTATGGCTAAAAATATAATGGGCATGGCTCAAAAAGGAGATTTTGCTGGAGTAGAGCAGTTAGGAAGAAATATTGCTAAGGAACGAGGTATGGATTTTGATTCCGAATTTGATAAATTCAAGCGTCAGTTTCCTATGAAGTAGATACTAAATTCTTGCAAGATTAAGTATAAAAAATCTTATATGGAGGTAAAAATTATGTTTGAGAGTAACAATACTCCCTTTACCATGCCTGTTATGCCGGCTAATGGCGGATACGGTAACAACGGTGCATGGGGTGACGATGGTGCCTGGTGGATTATTATTTTCGTCCTTTTCTTTGCTTTTGGCGGTTGGGGCGGTAATGGATGGGGCGGTAATGGCTCTAACTCCAGTTACTACACCGATTCTGCATTGCAAAGAGGGTTCGACACCCAGTCTATCATCGGTAAACTGGATGGAATCAACAATGGTCTGTGTGACGGATTCTACGCTGTAAACAACGGTATGCTTACCGGATTTAATGGCGTAAATACCAACATTTTACAAACCGGCTATGGCATCCAACAGGCTATTAATGCAGACACCGTAGCAGGAATGCAGAATGCTAATGCTTTACAGGCACAGTTAGCACAGTGCTGCTGCGAGACCCGTGAAGCTATCCAGGGTGTAAACTACAATATGGCAACGAATACTTGCGCATTGCAGAACACCATGAACAACAACACTCGTGACATTATCGATAGTCAAAATGCCGGTACGAGAGCAATCCTTGACTACTTATGCCAAGACAAGATTGCAACTCTGACCGCAGAGAATAACGATCTGCGCAGAGCAGCTTCACAGGATCGGCAGAATGCACTTCTCACTACTCAGATGGCGGCTCAGACACAGCAGATCATCAACACTGTGAAACCTGCACCTATTCCTGCATATCAGGTTCCCAACCCTAACGTATATTACGGGTGTGGTTGCAACACTGGTTGCGGATGTTAAAACTGCATATCGAGTAACTTAACCTTATGGTTATGTCTGCTATGCAGAATTACTGAAAACATGGGGCAGACTACATGGTTTGCCCCTATTATTTTGAAAGAGAGGTATTTATTATGGCTGAATATACAGCAGTAGCATTACAGACTGTGGCAGCAGGAGCAGACGTTGCCCTTACCGAAACTGCCGTGAACGGAAGTAACTGTATCACTCATAGAGAGGGATCCGGAATTGTGAAACTTAGAGGTATCACTAATCAGTGCCGGGCAAGATTCCTTGTAAGCTATTCAGGCAACATTCAGATTCCCACTGGTGGAACTGTTGGGGAAATTTCCCTTGCATTGGCAGTAGACGGAGAACCTTTACAGTCCACAAGAATGATTGTAACTCCGGCAGCAGCAGAGAATTTACAGAATGTTAGTTCACAAGCATATATTGACGTTCCAAGATGCTGTTGTTCAACAGTTTCGGTAATGAATACATCAAGTCAGGCAGTAGAGGTTCAGAACTCTAATTTAATCGTTATTAGGCAGGCTTGACAAGTATTCTTTAATAAGTCTTTCCAGTATTGCTGATACAGGAAGGTGTTCTTTGATTGCTTGAATTTTAATCTTTTTCAGTAATTCGCTTTCCATTGTTGTTGTGAATTTGATTTTTGACATTTTAAAACCTCCTTTTTAAGTGTATTTTACCATAAATACGTATTGACGTAAAGTTATAAAATTGATATAATACACGTAAAATGGTATATACGTATAAAGGAGATTGAGAAATGGCTTTTAAGAAAGGAAATACACCATATAATTTTGATGATTTGACAGGAAAAATATTTAACCGCCTGACAGTTGTTGAAAGAGTATATAAGGAGAACACCAAAAAGACATATTGGAAATGTAAGTGTTCTTGTGGAAAAGAAACAATTGTTGAAAGCTCGAAAATCAAAGGTGGATACACCAAGAGTTGCGGATGCCTTAATGAAGAAAACAGAAAGAACCATATAGAAGAATTAACTACACATAAAATGAGCGGTACTAAATTATTTAAAATTTGGTGCTCTATGAGAAAAAGATGCGAAAACGAAAAAGAAACGGCATATATGTGGTATGGCGGCAGAGGCATTAAGGTATGTTCTGAATGGAAAGGTGAAAATGGATTTCAAAATTTTTATAACTGGTCTGTAAAGAATGGCTATAAAAATGGATTATCCATAGATAGAATAGATTTTAACGGAAACTATGAACCATCAAATTGCCGTTGGATTACGCAAAAAGAGCAATGCAACAATACAAGAAGAAACATTTACATTGATTACAATGGAGAGCGAAAAACATTAAGTGAGTTATGTGAAATCCACAATTTGAAATATGAAATTATGTACCATAGGGTTTGCAAATTAGAACTTCCTTTTGAAATTGCTATGAATTTAAGTGGATTTTGCAAAACGTATTACAACGGGAAAGAAGTAGATTTGAGACTAATATCAAGAGATAAAAAGATCGATTATAAAATTTTATTAAAAGAAATATTGGTAAACAAAAAAGATATAGAACAAGTTATATCAGAATATGGAGGTAAATAAATTGGATGTTAAAAGAATGCATGAAATGATTGAGAAACTTTCTGAATGCGCTAAAACGCAGTTTGACAAAGGAATTGACAAAGTAGATACTTGCGAAATGGGAAATGTCATCGACATGATGAAAGACTTGTCGGAAGCTATGTACTACCGGGAACTGACCAAAACCATGCAGGAATATGACCCGGACGAAAACATGGAAATGTTTGAACGTTATGGTGACGGTGGTAAACGTTTTTACGACCATTACCGCTATGCTGATGGGAGATTTGCACCTAAAGGGCATGGAACGTACCGTAGAGGATATGAGGAACCGCCTTATTATCACATGACACCGGAAATGTATCACCGTGACATGGACAGAGACATGGGAAGAATGTACTACACTGAATCTTCTGCATCTACTAGTCCCATGCGTGATGCAAGAGAGGGCAGAAGCGGAATGAGCCGTAGAGCCTACATGGAAAATAAGGAACTGCACAAAGCTAACACTCCTGCGGACAAGGAAGCAAAAGTGCGTGACCTGAACACCTACATGACGGAACTGGCAACGGATATGTCCGAAATAATCAATGATGCCACACCGGAAGAGAAGTCTGTCCTTAAAAGCAAGCTGTCTGCACTGGTAACAAAAATCGGATAACACACATAAGGGGCTTATTTAGCCCCTTTTATGTTGGAGGTGGTAAGATGTTCACAATAAATGGAATCGTTTGGAATTTAAGGCTTGTAGAGCCACACAGCACTATGCTAATGCGCTCTGATAACACATACACGTTTGGAATGACAGACCGAAATACGCAGTGCATTTATATTTCCAACAGAATCAATGGCTCATTCTTTGACCGTGTTCTCTGCCATGAGTTGTGCCATGCGTTTGCATTTTCATACAACCTTACCATGCCGATTGAGGTAGAAGAGATTGTCGCAGACTTTCTAGCCACTTATGGAAGAAATGTGTTTGCGCTTGCTGATAAAATTATCAAAAATTACATGAGAATGCTTGCGTAGTGTTTTTACAAATGCTATAATTATAGGTGACCAAACTATAATTTATACCAGCTGAGCAGTAGCAATACTTTTCAGTAAAATGTGTTTTAGGGGAAAAATGATCCCCTAAATATTTCTTTCGACGAATTTCGTCGAATTAAATAACGGCATAGAAAAGACCCCTTAATCGGGGTCATTTTCTTTTTTCCACATTTCCTTGTAGTGTTCAATATCGTCATTCAATATTTTTGTGGCGGTATCTGCTAATTCTTGGAAATATGTAATCACTTCGGAATTGCTTTTCGGCAATCTTCCAGTGCAACGCATAAATTCCTGCTTGGCATTGTCGAAATTATAAGTCTTACCTATCTGTAATAAAAGGCTGTGCATATATTCCCTTGTTGAAAGTTTGTATACACCGCATATAAAGTTGATTTTCCAACGATTGATACAAAACCAGTCTGTCTCAATCGGCAATACTGGCTTTTCCTCGATTGCTGTTGTGGGTTGCTGATTCTTTACCGCAAAATAAGCATCCACAAGAGCATCCTGCACTTTCCATGATAATTCGTCATTAAATGACTTTACAACTTTCAAATATCCTCGCTCTGTAATAAGCGTAGTACCTTTTTTATTAGGTGTAATTCCAGATAGACGAATTTCGTAGGTCTTAAAATCTGGCTTAACAACAATGTAGTCCTTTCCCTCTGAAAAATACTTTTTATTCTGCCTAAAGTTTCTGTATGCAGTCCCTGCCGGTCTTTGATGAGCGTTGTCAATATCTCTAAAAGTGACAACCCTCTGACCATTGTATTCTCTGACAGCTAGTTCTGTTCCCTCAACGTTTACCAGTTCCGTCATATTCTTTCACCAGCCTTTCAATTCGCTTCAATTTATCTTTCAGTCTTTCATTTTCAGCTACCACGGCACTGTATGATTCTACCATGTGTTCGTATCGTTCCTTTGGAATGGAAATCAATGTAAAAGTTTTCATTTATTTTTACCTCCATCCACGCAAATATTTACCTTGCCATTAGACAGGCACTTGCAAGCATAAGAAAATCCTGCAATAAAAGCATTCTCTTGGACTTTCCATACTCTCTTGTTTATTGTTCTCTCTATGTTATCAGCTAACTTGCTATTGAGAATTTCATACAATTTTCCGATTACTTCGTTGTAATCATCCCAACTTATGGTGTTATCCTCATTCTGCCACTGGCTATAAATCATTTTTGCAAATTCTTCCATGTGTCATTTCTCCTTTTCTTTGAAAATAGGACACAACCTATCTGTTATGGGGTGGGGAGATAAGCTGTGCCCTATGATTGCAGAGATTTCAAATTTCTTGTCACTGTGCCGTTTTCAGTGACATTATTCGCTACTTGTTCGCTACCGTGAATACGGGTTATTTGGACACGGCATACAGTTACCGAAATCTCTGTTGATTCTCTCTCGGAAAAATGGTATTATAGATTTACCATCTCTTTGAGAGTGGTGCAGAAGAGTGATTGCTAAAGTTTTTGCGGACTGGCAATCACTTTTTAATTGTTACCGATTTCTTCATCAACTTTAGTATTAAACCATTCCTTTTTAGTGATTCCTTTTTCAGAGAGTTTTTCTTCTAACTTGTCAAACTTCTCTTTTTCAATTTCGACACTAAAGTTTTTGGTATTCTCCCTCCGCTTTTTCATGTAATCGGCTCTGCTTTTAAATGCTATGGTTATCACCTCCTTGTTACGAGTTACATTATATAACGTTACGAGTTACAAGTCAAGCATTTTTTCAAAATTAAAATTTCTAAAAATCTGTCCATAATTTTTTTCTCCTTTTGATTGATTTTCCCAAAAGAAGATGTTAAAATAAGTTATCACTTCCTTGGGAGTGGGGTAGAGTAGTTGAGAATCTTTCGCCAGATAGCAACTACTCTATTTTTTTGCTAACAGCAAGTGAATGCCTTGCCTTATTGCTTCGCCTTTAGTTATCTGATGCTCTTCACAGTATTTTTCTAATTTCTGTTCCGTTTCATCATCCAACCTTACGCTAAAGCGGTTAGCCTTTGGCTTTTCAGCCTTTGGTCTACCTACTGGTGACATATTTTTCACTTCCTTTCTTGTCACACCTTTATTATATATGCGTGACATAAATTAGTCAAGCACTTTTTTCAAAAAAATAAGGACATTCCGAAGAATGCCCTTAAAATCCTATATTCTATTGTAATTTTATGACTTCTTTATGACCGGTCCATATACTTGTTTCATATTCCAGTTCAATACTCTGTGCATCTTGTGGAACTACAAATGCAATTTTGTAAGAGGTATTTCTTCCGCTTGAAATATTCGCATTCAACGAAGAGTTTTCCACAACACTGTAATTCTGTTCGCAATCTGTATTGTCTGCGTAGCACTGGAAATCATAGATGCTTACATACTTGTCATCTTTGCTGTTATTCTGATAGGAAACATCAATCATTATGTATTTCATTCCATCAGCAGGAGCATTCCAACCGTATTCATCCTCATAATCGGTGAAGTTAAGGTCAAAGTCATTTATTGTGACTTGTAAACCGTCTGCATCAAATGTGTAACCGGGAGAAATGACAGTATCTGACTTATTTATGATAGGCTCCGGTGCCTGTTCCTCTGTAGATTCTACAGAAACTTTTACTTCTGCAATAGGTATAGTAACATCGTCACCAGGTTTGTTACCTATGTTATAAACTATGACTGCAAGAACACACCATATAATGGCAAACCACGAACCAGTATGCAATTTATTCTTTTTATCACCAGTAGCAATGTCGATTATTGCAAGAATAACAGCAACCGGAAGAGTAAATGTCAAAATAGAAAACACAGCCGCCAACGTACTTAATGTGCTCTGCTTTTTCTTAGGCGGCTTTTGATTGTTCTGAACTGTCTGATTTTTTTGCTGTTCCAAAATGTCAATATCAAATTTAGACATGCAAGAATCACAATAACCTATTCTGTGATATACCGGCAATCCTTTTTCATCCGTAGACACCTGCTCCGGAACAACTCTCATTTCTTTACCACATTTGTAGCAATTCATAATATTTCCCCCTTCTAGGTTTTATTAAAAATCTCATTATTTGAGACTTTTTCGTAAAAAAATTTAATGTGTTTCTTTTGATACCCCCGTAGGTTTGCATTTTCAACCGAAAATCTCGTTTTCAGAGGTTTTTGAAAAAAAAATTTTTCTAAACTTTTCGTGCTGAAAATTTTCAATCCCCCCGGGGTAGCACTTTTCAAGCTGAAAAATCCGTTTTCAGAGATTTTTCACTGATTTTTTTTATGCCGATTGAAGGCATGAAACGCTTGTAAGCTCTTGTGGTGCATCCGGTCACCGTGTCGCAGCTTTCGCAAGGTCTCTAACAGCCGAAAGAATAGCATCGTGCGCAGACCGTAGCAGCTCCGCAGATTCCGGAGAAAGACCACCGGCGGCAGATTCAACCCTTATGACGGTTTCCAGCCGTTTTCCGGCATCCGATACACTCTCCATGATGTCATATACATGACCGATTCCCACTTTTCGCATTTTGGCAAAATCCCCCTTGTAATATTTGATTGTACACCAAAACAGCGCAAGCCGTCAATATATCCTGGTCCGGTGGAAGAGTAGCACAAATAGACCGCCAGACGGCAGCAGTTCCAACGGAACACGACAAAAAGACGGCTTGCGACCGTCTTTTATCCGTTTTCAAGTTCAAAAATTGCCCACCGCAGGGCGGCGGCTGTCTCCGTGTCGTGATCACGCTCTGCACGTTCCAAAATCTTGTAAAGCCTTTCAATGTTCTTTTCTTTCATCCTGGCAACCTCCTTTTTCAATTTTTGGGTGTGATCCACCCATAAAGCCATTGCCGGGCATCGCTCCCGGCTGGCATCCTCTGCAATGGCTGTCAAGGTTCAAAATCTATAATTCCTAAATAAAATTGATCTTTAAAGTTATTAAAAAAATGATCTTTTAAATCTGATAATGTTTTTTCTCCATTTTTTAACGATTCAAAATCACTCAACACCATTTCATCAGTATAATTTGCATATTTATTATAACTAATTGATATCCTAAATTTTTCCCCGGATTTTACCCATCCACAACAACCGGAATTTTTAGCAACTGGATATGCACCTATCTCATAGCCATATAAATCCATATAATCTTTTGTGTTTTTATCGTGCCAATCCTCTAGTTGTATCTTTGTACCGTCAGGCATTTTCGATTTTTCTATAATTTTCATTTTCTCGCTCCTCCACATTTTCATTTTTTCCCGGTGATCCGGGTAAAAGCAAGCCGGGGACACGATCCCCGGTGTAAGCCTGTCTTACTTGCTAAATTTAACAATATGATAAATTATATCAAAAGAATGGCTTAATGCTCTTGCCTGTGTGTCTAACCATTCCTCGGATCTGTTTGGTTTGTTCTCGCCGCCGCAAACCTTTTTTAACTCAGACGGGCAACAGAGACGTTTGGCAATGTCACAATCATAAATCAGAGAGCAGCCGCCCCAACTGTACTGTTTCCAGTCAGCGGCGCCATTCAGTAAAAGGCTTTTTAACTCTGTTTTGTCCTGCGGGATCTCTTCAACTTCCAGAGCTTCTACAAGCTCATAAGCATAGATCTTTACACCTTTATTCCATGCGCTTCTTGCCTTGCTGTTGTTGATTGCTTCTAATAATTCATTCTTTCTCATATTGCTTTTACCTTTTCACCCGTGTTATAATTTGGGTGCCTTTCTTTTTGGGTGCCGCTCGGTGGATCTTGGTAGGATGCCGGGCGGCTTTTTTATTTGTTGAGATAACTATAACATGATATATAGCATAAGTCAATAGTAAATTATATAAATTTTATATATCAAGATATATCTACTTGTATATATACAACTATATAGCAAGTTATATATTATGCAATATAAAAATTTGTATTGCAAACATATATAATATGATATATAATATGATAAAGATAATTTTACGGAGGTATAAAAAATGGCAAAAACACCAGAATACACCAAAAAAGCAGTAAGCAATTACCGGAGCAAATACGACCTTGCACAAATCAGATTGCCAAAAGGCACACGCGACAGAGCGGAAAAAAACAATATATCTATTAATGATATAGCTGTATCGGCTGTATTGGCTTATTTAGACGATTTAGAGTGCAATGTGGACAATTTACCGCAAGAGCCAGAAAAAACCGCAGAAAAGGCAGATACAGAGCGTACAGAGGTAGACGAGAGAGTCGCACTGATGCAAGCCAACGACCGCCTACATGCTTTACAGGAGCAGACAAGAGCCGCCAAAAAAGAGAGAGAAACAGCAACAGCGGCAGACATGGCAAAAGAATTTATAAATAATTGCAATTAACTATTGACATATTATATAGCATGATATATAGTAAAGCTACAAACAAACGAAAGGAGCGAACGACATGACAGGAACACCGGAGCAGATCACAGCGAAGAAAGCCGCCCGGATCCGCTCAAACGTCCGGCAGTTCTTCCGGTACTACCGGGAGCAACTGGAAGCAACGGAATCCGAACGGCTGAAAGAATTTAACCGGGCAGAACTCCAAGCACTGGAGACAGTGCAATCGGAAACGCTCCAAGCACTGGAGAGCATGACGGATACAGAGTTATTAACCAGCAAATCCGCATACGGTGACAGGGCACTAATCGACCGGATCACAGCAAGAGCGGAACGGATCAGAAGGACAAGTAAACAAATAGCTTAAAAGAAAGGTTTAAAGGTGGAAATTATGAGAATTAACGGAATCGGAACGGTAAGAAAAGAAGAAGCAATGAAGATATTAACAAGAGATGGTCGGGAAGCTGTAAAAAATGGAATAATCACAAATGAAGAACTTGGACAAATATATAAAGTGGAGCAGGCAAAAAAAGCGTCAAGAATAGGTAGATGTGAGCATACATTTTTTGCAAATTATGATAGGATTCCGGAGGACCTGAAAGACCAGCTTACACCGGACCAGCTCGGCCGGCTTGTAGATGCCTTTTATAAGTGCTACGGAGAGGGAAAAAACGATAATAGAGATTAAACAGCAAGAGAGAGGATAAAACCTCTCTCTTTTTCTGCGTAATTACAAAAATTACAATTGTTTCAATCCTTTATCCTCCCGGAGTTGGCGGGAAGATCTTCCGGCATCCATCCACACCGAAAGACAAAACAGTTTTTTTGCTTTACAAGAAACATAATTATTTCAACCCTTGCCCGCTGGAATCGGTAGCGGGACCATCACAGCGACCATCTACGCTGTGAGACTGTTAAAATCATAGCACACAATACCCATATTGTCAAATATTTTAAGCAGGTGTAAAAGCTTGCTTTTCTTGATGTATTTTAACTGCGTTATTTTAACGTGCTAAATTTTGTAGACAAATTGTAGACAAATTGTAGACGCAGATAAGATTAAATAAGATTAGATTAAATAAAAGGAGATAAGATAAAAGTAAATAAAAGCAGAAAGACAATGATATACCAAGTATATATAAATACTAGAGCCAACCGGCTGCAACCATGTACCAATCTGCAAAAATTACCTGTCTGTCTGTTTAAAAATCCCATTTGTCAAATTTAACCACATGATATTTTTTAATCGCATGATTTTTATTTGTTTAGGATCAGCAGCAGAACACCACAACAACAAATTGTCAAATGCGTAAAAGGTTATGATATTATGTTGTGGATTTTTTAATAGTCCTTGTGTTATGATTAAATCAGTTAGGGAGCCGACGCTAACACGGTGCGAGTGACAGCGGTGCAAATCCAACCCCCCTTTTGGATATGCAGCCGCCTAGATTGTAACCAAGACCACCGGAGCAGACAGACCGGAAACGACAAGAAGTCACTAGCTTGTTACTTTTGTAAATTTATGTTTTTACATAATCTGTGGAGGAGATTAAAAGACATAGGTTTATTGAGTGATGCTTAGTGATTTTTTTATTGCAGATTTTCAGGAGGTGCAGGAATGGAAAAAGTCGAAAATACAGAAACATCCCAGGTATATGAGAACGATATGGAATTATACCTCTCCCAGTTCTGCAAGGATCAGAAAATCAAGGATATCAGACAAGAGTCTCAAAGCGTTTGGAATGCTGCACTCATGTATATCAAACGCCATGCATTTAATGAGCCTGACTGTCTTAAGTCTAAATCCCTTGTAAATACTACTGGATCATTTACAGGTGGAGTAAGTAACTATAATGCTTATAACTATGACTTAGTTAATTGTATATGTGATTATTATATATATATGTGTATGATGTATAACAAAGAAGTATCTGCAATAGGGTTTAGCTTATTAACAGGCATAGACAGATATACAATAGCTACTTGGAGAGATGAGGGCACTAAATTAAGTCCATCGTGTTCTGACATCGGCAAAAAGATATCGGATTTTCGTGAAGAGAGTTTAAGCGCAAAGTTAGCCACAGCAAAGTGCAACCCTGTCGGGATCCTGGCAATTTTAAATCGTCACTACGGCTGGAACCTTCCGGGAGTATCGAGAGAACAGCAGAACCACAAGCAAGCCTTGACCGCTTCGGATCTGCCACAGTTAGGCGGCACAAATGGACAAAATACATCAATGTTGACTGATTCCGGAGCGTATGACGATAGCAACGTAGATGCGAATGAGTAGCAACAACCTTGGAAACGTGCGGAAATATTGGATAGTTAAGGATGTGACAATAAACTATTCCATAAAGACGTGTTTAACGCATAGTTAAAACCAAGGGGGAAGGGGTCTATGTGAAACCTTAAAACCACCCATCTTAGTCCCACAAATATTTTTTAAAACAAAAAGGCCTATTACGGAAAGTGAGGTGACATACATGGAATTAAGCTACACACAGAACAAATTAGAATTCAACAGAGTTTCTTTCAAGGACGAATTAAAAGACAAGCTAGGGACGGTATGCAGTAACTGCGGAAGCAATATAGGAATTGAATATCATCACGTAGTACCTTTAGCACTTGGCGGTACAAACAACATTGGAAATATTGTCCCACTTTGCCATGTATGCCATCAAATTGCACATGGTTCCAGGAACATCAGAGACATAAAGAAACCTGAAAACACTGGTAGACCTAGAAAGCCGCCTGTTCCGGGCTATCTGAAAATCCTAGAAGAATATAAGAAAGGCAAGATAGGCAGAAAAGAATGTGAGAAACAGTTGCAACTTACTCAGGGAAGCAAGCTAACTGATATGTGGTTCTATAAGAAATACCTGAAAGATAATCGCATAAAGGTTCTTAAGAACCGGATAGATATGTTAAACACACCAAAATGTTTGAAAATGGATCACTCGCAGGAATTTGTAGCAAGGGTTGTTTATGAAGACGGAAAAGAAGAAAAGTTCTTCGCCTGTGGTTGATTTTAAAAATTTCCTCAAAAACAAAAAAGACCATTTAGGAGATATAGACGTGATACCATTCATTCAAAAAGATAAGGCTATTACAAAGGCTAGAAGATATTTTAAAAGATATGGATATCGTGTAGTTGGCAGTAAGACCACTAACGCTTATGTGTATGTAAAAGCTGTCAGCTACTTAAAAAATCCGGTTATTGGGAGAGTAAGTCTCAATACGGGCACAGTGGTAGCAATACTGAATGTAAATAGCTGCCCGGTAGAAATCACAGATGGAAAATACGATTAACAGGAGGAAACGCATGATTTTTTTACTCGTTATGCTATTTTGGGTTTTATATACATTGCAGGCTCCTTGGTGGATGTATTTGCTATTGATCCTTCTGGGGATATGTGGAACTAAGGATTGAGGTTATAGCTTATGCAAATCTACGGAAAAGAGATTAAAGACGAATGTTCAAAATGCGGTGAAGTCCTGCAATGCGAATTATTTCTGCAAGGTCATGGGATTAAGAGAGACCGTGAGAACGTTACGGAAATGGTTAGCTGCCAGATGAAGCACCAAAAGAGCAGACTTGATAAAGAGCCTAAAGAAGATTTGCCAGTTAAGGAGAAATGTGAATTGCCGCCGGAGATTAAAGAGATTTACACAGAAGTTTGGAAAATCCATAAAGAGTACGCTAATCCGAAAACGGATGATGATTGGTCGTATCTTATCAGACAGGGCAACTTGCTGATTAAAATGCACAACAATAGCCAGTTTGCTAAAACACTGGTAATGGCAATGATTGATGAAATTGAAGGAAGGACGAAGAAAAAATGCTTGGATTCATGATCTTAAAGATAATGACAACATTAGTTTTTGCAGTTTTTGGAATATCTGCTTTGTGGTATGCTCCGAAGCAGAAAACGGCATTAGACGGAATAATTTTCTTCGCAATTGCAATGTTCATTGCATTTGGAATAACTTTTATGTGGGTATAATATGTGGTTGCCGGAGATTATGCGAATTATCACATATCATATTGTTGAATGGGTTAAATTCATAAAGCCATTGTTATTGCCGAATATTCTATGTTGTGTTGGCATTGGATATGTGTCCGAGAAATCAAGGCATCAAGAGTGTATGCAGCCTGTGTGTGGGAAATGAAAAATGAAATAATGCGTTCGACAACACAAAGTTTTACAGAGTACCGTGCGCAGGCGTGACAATTAAGCAATATAGGGTGTTTCACGAAAATAATCCGGGAGCAGATGGTCTCTCTCCCGGAGTTTAGGGCTATCGCCAAGCGGTAAGGCACAGCACTTTGACTGCTGCATCCCAGGTCCGAATCCTGGTAGTCCTGTTTCGCAGATGTTTTCTTCTTTCGGTCTTTGCCATCTGCGAATTGTCTTCCATACTTTTCCATTGGAGACACTCCTTTCACCTCATAGCGGAATGCTGTTAAGAGCCGTCACAAGGCTCGTGAGGGTTTAACCGGTTTATGATAGCCCGGTTTTTGCGGAATACCGTTGTAGGTTTTAATCCGTGGGTTGTCAGTAAAGACATTAAAATCCCGCACAGCCATTGCGGACATAAAATTGGCGTAGGTGGTTGGGTCGCTCCCAACTAGCAGGTAACTGGCGGATGCCCTGCGAAAATAAAAATAGCCATAAGTGTTGCGCTGCGTCAGCGCCTTAAATGTAGGCATACAGCTTATGGAAACGCACATTGGGATGTAGCGCAGTTGGCGAGAGCGGCTGTCTTATACACAGTATGTCATGGGTTCAAGTCCCATCATCCCAATAGGTGTTGTTGCAAGTACACTCCGAGTATGCTTATTACAGAAGCATAGGGGATAAATACACCGGTTAATGTTTATCTCATGGGAACTTGATAGAGCCGCTTGCGGCTGACTAAAAGATCCTTGGGCAGAGGAAAACCAAGTAAAAAACCTCCCCTTGCAGATATGGTGTAATGGTATCACAGTAGCTTGCTAAGCTATCCAGCAGAAATGCTGTCAAGGTTCAAATCCTTGTATCTGCGTTTATCTTTATCTCCACTTAGTCTGGCACTACTGCAATAGTTCAGGTCGATGGGAGATGTATGGATAGTAGTTGCTCATTATCGGTTAACGAAAAACACTTCTGTGAGTAGAATTTGCAGATTCAAAAGTAGTCGTACCTTGTTTGGGTCGGGTGGGTTCGACTCCCACGGCAACTATTCCCTGTCTAAAACGTAAGCCACATACGATTAGCGAAAACCAAGCCTATGAAGTAGAGAACAGACAAGACTGTGAGATTGTGGATAGTCAGTGACAAGTGGGCGGTGCACATTTGGTTATGGCAAGCGCAAGCCATAAAAGGTTTTACGGTGCGATTCCCATGCATAGCTTTAGTGGAAGAGCGGCATCTGCATAGGATGTGTGTCGGCGGTTCGATTCCGTCTGCATGGGTTACGGAGGACATGAGGATGAATGGATTGAAAGATTATCAACCAAAGACAGAAGCATTACGAAATTTTGGCATAGATGTTTCCAAAGAAGCAGTAGAAAAATACGCTTTGGAAAAATTTGGAAGGATACCTCAAAATCAGATTGAGAGAGATTCTGCGAGAGACTGTAAATTGATGGAAGAAAGCAGAAGGATTATGAAGCAAGGATTTGAAAATGTGTAAATTTTGTGAAAAGTGGCATGATGAAAATACAATCTGCGGAGCAGACATAAAAATTAATAAATGTGCGAATGAAACAAATTTGACATGTGCACAGATTATGAAGAATACCTGCGATAAAGTGCCAGGTATCGTGATTTATAAAGAATGTAAGGCAGCAGGCTACTTTGATATTGTATTTTGTCCTATGTGTGGTAGAAAGTTGGTGTAGGAATGAAGTCATTAGAAGAAATATTTTTCAGAGCTTGCGTGAATGAGCAGAAAAGAAAATCACATTCAATCGATCGGGAATTGAGCATAAGAACTATTGGTAATATTTTTGAAAGGCTTGGATTTTCGTATAAGCAGTTAATGTATTATGTCAGAAAGTGGTCTGACAAGGGATTTTATAATTATGGAGTGACGCTTGACTTAGGCTGGTTTGAATTTGATAAGCTGACCGGAGAATATAAGCAGATTTATGATTATATGACAAGTACGGACGGATGGAAAGATGGAGAACTTGCAAATTATATTGTCAGTAATTCGTTTAATCGGGAAAGGATAACAAATTTTGCATTGAAAAAGCATCTTGGAATTGGAAAAGATGAGGACTTCTTCAATCCATACAAAGAGGGGTAACTAATGAAACATTACGAAGAATGGCACACTTGCGATAGGTGCGGAGAAAAAATAAAGAATACACTTATCAGAAAAGGGAAAATGAACATTAAGGCAGAAATACAAAATGGATACCGTGCCAGTGACTTGCTTGATGATTTTGAACTTATTCTGTACACGAAAGAAGCACAATTTGAACTTTGCCCTAAGTGTGGGAAAGAGTTTGTGAGGTTTATGAAGAATGAAAATAACGGAAATGAATAATTGCATTGAAGAAATGCGTAAGTGTTATAATTTTAATGATGATAAGACTGAAATAAGGCTTGGGGATATGATAAGTGGCCTTGACAAATATGTAACTGTCTGTACAAGAGATGAAAATGGAACACAGATTGAAATGACAAGACATGCAGACGAATTAGAATAAACAAAATCACCGGCTAACAAACGGAGTTAGTCGCTAACCTAGAAAAATTATAGGCAGAATCCTATAAGGCACTTCTGCCACAAGCGGAGGTGCTTTTCTTTTGGCGAGTCAGAGCCTTATATCGGCAGTAAACAGCTATGACAATTACATACAGCGCAAGGGAATTGATGAACAGGTCATTGATGCGTATATACAGGCATTATCCGTTGCATTTCGGTCAGAACAAGATGTTCAATACGGATTGCAACAATCGGCAAAAGCAAAATCTTACATTGCACAATATGTCAAGGACAAGACAGGCGGAAGAGTTGCTGATTTGGAAGTATACGCAGGGGATAATGATACATCATATAAAATTTTAGATCAATTTTACAATGTTTTAATGTATGAATCAGCGTATCTAGTTGACAGCTTTTTTTATTACATTGAAGTTGATGAAAAAGACCCGTGGAAGAGGTTCTATTTTCCTAGAAGACAGGTTCTAAAGCCGGTAGTAGGAGCATATCAAGAGATTTACGATGGAAAATTGGATTTTCTATCAGTTTCACAGCCGAAACGTACCGGGAAAACAACCGGAGGGTTAAAACTGGCACAGATGATGGGCGGAAGAGATCCGGACGGAAGTATTTTCGGTGTAGGAAAAGGTGAAGGACTGGTAAAAAGGTTCTACGGTGGACTTTTGCAAGGATTTGAGACTGAAAGTACCTATCAGCGGTTTTTAAGTGTTTTTCCGGAAGCTACAAAAATAAGCAAAGATGGATACAAGAGCGCAGAAAACCTTTCCATAGACCTAAAAAGCAAGAATATATTCCCTACATTTACTTGCCGACCTATAGACGGTGCAATCGTAGGTTGTACCGAAGCAAATGTGCTTGTCTATATTGATGACTGCGTAAAGAATCACGAGGAAGCAAGAAACAGAGACCGATTAGAGTTCTTGTGTGAAAAGGTCACAGATGACGTTTTGGGACGTAGATTAGAGGGCACCCCCATTATTATCCAAGGAACAAAATACAGCCTGTATGACCCTATTACAGCACTACAGAATAAGGCTGATGAACTTGGATGGAGATGGAGAGAAGTTGCGATTCCGGCACTTGATCCGGTCACGGACGAAAGTAACTGGGAAATTTACCGAAAGGACAAGAAAGGTCTTAGAAAAATATTTACTACGGATTATTACCGGAAAGAAAGAAAACTTGTTTCCGAAGAAACCTGGGCGGCAGAGTTCCAACAAGAACCATACGAAGCAAAGGGAAGAATGTTCTCTGAAAGTGAGTTAAATTATTTTGAGGAACTTCCAGTTGACAGAGAGCCGGATGCAATCATGGCGGCTTGTGATAGTGCTGACAAGGGAGAAGATAGCTGCGCTATGCCAGTCGGATATGTGTACGGTAACGAGATATATATCGTTGATGTAGTATTTGATAATGCAGGAACACAGTTCACAAAGCCTGAATGCGCAAATATGCTTATTAAGCACAATGTAAAGACTGTGACATTTGAGAGTAACAGTGCCGGGGAATATTTTGGCCGTGATGTTATGGACATTGTAAAGTCGCAGGGAGGAAGATGTAGCGCAAGGTTTAAGTTTAACTGTTCCAACAAAATTACGAGAATGGAAAATGCAAGGGATAATGTAATTCGTGATTACTATTTTCGTGATTTCAAAAAAATGGACAGGCAGAGCCAGTACTACAAATTCATGAAGGAATTAACCGCTATGACCCGTAGCGGAAAAGTAAAACACGATGATGCACCTGACAGCATTGCATTGTTTGAAAATGAAATGAGAGCAGGAACTATGGCAACCGCAGAAGCAATCATCAATCCTTTTTCAGTGAGTAGGAGGTATTGATATGGTGACTAAAGATGTTTTGTCTCAATACATAGATTTACAGGAAGAAATCAAAGAAGTACAGCAGAAGATTAAAAAACTTGAATCTGATATCAGAAAAATTGAATCGGATGGGAATGTTGTTGACAGCGTATCAGGTGGATGCGGTGGAACTGAACATTTTCGTATTGAAGGATTCCCTTATCCAGAGTACAGCAGAAAACGAACGTTGCTTTATTCCAGAAAAGCTACTTTACAGCTTTTAGAGGACGATTTACTGCAAAAAAATAATGAAGTCGAAGAATTTATTGCAAGCGTTCAGGACAGCCGTATAAGACGGATCATCAATTTACGATTTATTGAAAAATTATCATGGAACAAGGTTGCTGATAGAATCGGTGGTGGAAACACAGAGGATAGCGTAAGAAAAGCATTCGATCGTTATATGGCAAATTAAAACAATACGGAGGTATAAACAATGCAAATTATTAAAGAAATAGTGTTAATTGTGCTGTGCCATTTAGTGGGAGATTATGTATTACAATGTGACTTTATTGCATCAACGAAAGGGAAAAATTGGTATCATTTATTTGTGCACTGTGCATTATACTGCCTTCCTTTTCTAATTGTTTTTGGATGGACATGGCAGTTGCCGATAGTTTTTGCGACACATTTGATTATTGATCCATTAAAAGCGAGATGGAATAAAATTACGTATGCACAAGACCAAGTTTTACATTATTTGGTTGGATTATTATATTTAATCTGAACAAACTTGTCCGATATGTCCGATTTTTCCGTGATACTATTAAGATGAAGAAAGATTCCAAGATATTTTTCATTTCCTCCTCAGATCATGTGAAGACTACAGAAGTACCGCTCTTATCAGCAAGGGCGGTATTTTTGTGCGCAGAAAAGAGGTATTTATGATTTTTAATCAAAAAATTAGAGTGTACTGTCCGAGATGCGGACGGTTGGTCGGTGAATGTAGTGCAAAATCTCATATCGACAAGACATATAAGTGCCGGAATTGCGATAAGATGGTTGTTTATCATACGGAGACCGGAGAACGTGAGATCAAGAAGCTTCCACAGAGAGATCAGAGCAGCGGAATGACATTTATGTAGGTGAAAATATGAACACTATGAAATTTCAAGACCTTGTAAAGGGTTGTCACGGTAGAAAAATTGCATATACGGATGTGGAGCAGATAACCGAAGACAACATTGTAAAGGTTATTGGTGATTGCATAGGTGTTTTTTATTACAACAAGACGGTTATCAAGTATCTGTGGGAGTACTACAAAGGAGATCAGCCGGTACTATACAGAACAAAGCTGTCAAATGAGGATATAACGAACAAAATCGTTGAGAATCATGCTTATGAGTGGGTACAGTTCAAGGTTGGTCAGACTTACGGAGAACCTATTCAGTTTGTAAGCAGAAAAGATGATGAAGCTGTAAATAAAGCAGTAGATGAACTGAATGATTACTTAGCTGATGCAAATAAACATGAGAAAGACATAAAAGCTGGTGAGTGGCAGTCGGCAACCGGAACATCATTCAAAGCTATTCAGATTGTGAATGGAGATGTGCCTATCCGTGTGGTTGCACCTAATCCACTAAATACATTTGTCATTTACAACCGTAGTTCCGAAGAACCGATTTTAGCAGTCCAAGAATTAAAGGATGAAAACGGAGAATGGTATAAACTTTGCTACACAGAAACGAATGAATGCAAAATAAAAAACAGTTCCGTTATTGCTGATTCATGGAAGTTACATGGTTTTGGAGGCATTCCTATTGTGGAATTTCCGAACAACCATGAGCGATTGTCTGATATTGAACTTGTTATAGATCTGTTGGATGCAATCAATAATACACAGTCAAACAGAATGGACGGCATAGAGCAGTTTATACAGGCATGGATCAAATTTGTAAACTGCGATATTGACGAAGAGCAGTTTGAAAAAATGAAAATGAGCCATGCATTGGTTGTAAAGTCCAATAACAAGGATAACAAGGCTGATGTTGATGTAATGTCGCAGGAACTTGACCAAACGCAGACACAGGTATCTAAAGACGATTTAACAGACAGCGCACTTTCAATTTTGGGAATACCAAACAAACAAGGAAACACTGGCGGTGATACGCAGGGTGCGGTTGAGCTGAGAAACGGATGGGATTTTTCAAAATCAAGAGCAAGGCTTAAGGATCCGGTTGTTAAGACAGCAGAGAAGAGACTGGCCAAGGTTGCGCTGAATGTTATCCGCATTAAGAAAGAGGATTTGAAAATAACTCTTAGAGATTTTGATGTGCAGATTAACCACAGTCCACAAGACAATATGTATACGAAGTCGCAGACATTACTGCAACTTCTGCAGTGTGGTATTCATCCTCTTATTGCAATCAAAACGGTTGGACTTTGGGGAGATTGCGAAAAGACTTTCAACCTTTCCAAGCCTTACCTTGATGCTCTGTGGAAAACTGCTGACATTATCAACATGGAAGAGCAGATGGCAAAAGCACAGGAAATAGTAAAACAAATGCAAAATAAGACAGTTGCCTAGAAATAGGTAGCTGTTTTTATTTTATAAAAATTCGCAAAGCCGTGAGCGTACAAATCGGCAATGTCACTCGGTGTCGTTGCACCGTAAAAAAACGTAGGACATAACGGAGGTAATTTATGAAGAGAGAAGATTTAGCGGCAATGGGATTAACTGATGAACAGATTGAAAAGGTTATTGCCGAAAACGGCAAGGATGTTCAGACAGCTAATGCAAAGGCAACCAAAAACAATGCTGAACTGGAACGGTTACAGGGCATTGAAAAAGAATTTAATGCCATGAAAGACCAAAATCTTTCCGAACAGGAAAAGGCAGCAAAGCAGTTAGAGGAAGCAAATAAACGTATCGAAGAGTTGGAAAAAACACAGACTTTAGCAACCCAGCGTACAAGTGCAGCTGATAAATTCAAAATCACTGCTGAACAGGCAGCGCAGGTTGTTAAAGATGATGGCAGTTTTGATTTTGAGGTTCTCGGAAAAATTATCTCTGATAAAGAAACCGCTGCGGCACAGGCTAAAGAGCAGGAAATCGCAAACGGAACCACAAATCCGGGCGGTGGTAGTGCTGGCGGCAATGGTGGAACTGAAAGTAAAGGTGCTGAAATGGCAAAGAAATATAATCAGCGCTATGTAATCGAACAGTAAGCAAGGAGGTATAAACGTTATGGCTTACATGAAAACCACTACTTACACTTCTGGTGTAAACATTTTAGCAAGTGAAGTCGGACTTGTGTTAAAAACTTTTGAGGGAACACAAGCAATGGCAACACAGGTAGATGATAAGAAGATTATCAAGGCAGGAACTGTGGTTCCAACAAATAACGCTTCTGCAAAGGGAATTGTCTTTGAAGATGTTGATATTACAGATGACGAAAAGAAGCCTATTTCTGTAATTATTGCGGGCCGTGTTATTAAGGCAAATTTGCCTGTTGCAGTAGATACCAATGCCGAAACCGCACTTAAAGCAAGCGGCATTTACTTTGATTAAATTACGGAGGTAAGAACAGTATGCCTAGTGTATTAACAATGATTACAGACAAGGATAGATTGGATTTTTCCCAAAATTATTCTATCGCAAGAAATTATGTAGGTGACCGTCTTTTCCCTGATATCAAGACCGAAAACCTTGAAGCAGAGTACGAAAGACTTTCCGAAGGAATGGACCTTCCCACCGCAGCAATGGTACACGCATTTGATACCGAAGCTGCTATTGGTGTAAGACCTGGATTTGAAAAAGTAAGCGTAGAAAAGCTGCTGATCAAGGAAAAAATCAACCAGTCTGAAAGATTACGCCAGTTACTGAATCATGGCGTAAGAGAAAGCAATCTGATTGACTATGTATATGACGATATGGGTCGGCTGTCTGATTCCGTTAAGACAAGAGCTGAAATCGCAAAAATGGAGGTTATGTCTACTGGTAAGATGACCATTAACGAAAATGGTCTCAATTTTGCTATTGACTTCAAAGTAAATAAGTTCAAGGCACTGAAAGGCTGGGAAGATCCTACCCATGATATCCTTGGAGATATTGCAGACATGGTTCAGATGGCTCTTGACAAAGGATATGTTGTCAATACTGCACTGACTTCCACCAAAATGCGCTCTTATATGCTTAAGAATGAAGGAATCATGAAAGCTATTAAGGGAGTTAATTTCGTTGGAATGGCAATTACTCCGGCAGAAGTGTCAAATCTGTTACTTAGCCTGTATGGTCTGAACATGGTAATTGATGATGATATGTACGGAATTGCCAACAAGGAAAATACCACAAGAACTCCTAAGAGATTTTTACCGGATAATGTATTTACTCTTTATGTATCTACTGGAAACGGAAAGATTGGTACTGGACTTTGGGGCGTAACTCCGGAAGAAGAAAAAGCAAGTGCATTTACAAGCCTGTCCAAAAAGCAATTCATTACTATTTCCCAGTGGGCAACTCCTGATCCGGTTGCTGAGTGGACTAAGGCTAGTGGCGTGTTTATTCCTGTAATTCCTAACCCTTATGGAATCGTAATCGGAACACTGACAGAGGGAGAAGCTGGACTTGATACTCTGGTTGTAAACAGTGCAGCAAGTTCTTCTGACACTGGTTTCACCAAAATTACCGTAAGTCCTTCTAAGGATTCTAATAATTCTTACAAGTACAAGGTAGCGGATGATTGCAAACTTCCTCCTTATCTTGGAAACGTCAAGACTTACGCAACCTGGGACGGAACTTCCGAGATCGAAGCACAGACAGGAAAAGAAATTATGATTATCGAATGCGATCCTAATTACAGAGCAGTAAAGGCAGGTATTACTACGGTAACTGCGAAGGATGAATAAGAGGTAACACATGGCAGAATATACGACTTTGGAGCAAGTAAAAATTCGTCTGAAACAATTTCATATTGATTCTGAAAGCTCCGAGGTCGTGTTTGATGACCTTGAAGATAACCCTCTGATTGAGCAACTTATCAGTCAAGCGAAAGCTGACATTGTGGCAAAGAGAATGTACCCGGACAGCTACACGGAACAAAAGATTGCAGAGGACTTGAAGCGGTTTGAGAGCGTGATTGTGAACGTGGTTGTGTATGACCATTCACAGGCTGGAGAAAACTTCATGGCAAATTACTCTGAAAACGGTGTGTCGAGAACATGGAGAGACCGTGACAGTCTGTTCGTAGGTGTATTCCCATTTGCCAAAGTGCTGTAAAAGAAGATTGTGCGTGACCATATTGCTGGTGTCAGCAATATGATTGCAGGAGGCACACTTTAAGGGTGGTGGGCGGTGTGCCAACAATAAGTAACAGGAGATATGAAATGAAAGATTTTTTATTACAGACGTATACGATTGTTCTGCCTATTTTATTAGGATACATCGTCTGGCTCCTTAAACAACAAAAGAAGGACAGAGATGCAAACAGTAAGGGAACAATGCTTCTTTTGCGTGTTCAACTTATTGAGTATCACGATAAGTACATGAAGTTGGGAGAAATTCCCAGTTATGCGTATGAGAATTTTGTAGAGATGTACAATGCGTATCATGCGTTAGGCGGAAATGGAATGGCTACCAAAATGTACGAGGAAATCAAAGAAATCAGATTGAAGAATGGAGGTAAAGAATAATGGATTTTGCACAAGTAGGAACTTGCGTAGCAATCGTGGTTATCTGCTATCTTGCCGGTATTGGAGCGAAACTTATTCCGGTTATTAAAGATAATTACATCCCGGTTGTTGTCGGCATTGTCGGTGGCATTCTCGGAGTAGTAGGAATGTATGTTATTCCGGATTTCCCGGCAAATGATGTTCTGAATGCTATTGCGGTCGGCATTGTTTCCGGTTTGGCAAGCACCGGGGTAAATCAGATTTACAAACAGGTGAAGAAAGATGCTTGAAGCAAATAAGCAAAAAATGAAGTATTCCAAACAGGGTGAGAAAGTCACAATCTACGACCGTGACGAAAATGGAAACATCAAGTACATTGAGGTTGACGGTGAAAAGATTCCAGTAGTTTTGAGAGAAGCTATCGGATTTTCTGACCCTGTTCCTTTTTCTGCCAATATCAGCAACAAACTGTCGGAAGTACTGGTAAAGGAATTTGGTATTGATGATTCCAGTTCCTATTGTCAGATTGTGACCGATAAGGGATATTTGCCGATTAAGGCAGGAGATATTGTTTGGAAGAAATCTGATGTGGGGCGAGATAGTGATGGACTGGTTGACGATAAGACAGCGGACTACGTTGTAAAAGGTGTAGCCGATGAAGGACTTACCGTTGACCTGTTTTTGCTTCAAAAGACGGTAAAGTGATATGGGGAAGACGATTGAACTAAATCTATTCAGTGACAAGTCCATACAGAACGCTATTAAGGCTCTTATAGACTACGAAAACAGCTTGACCTATAAATGTAGGCTACTGGCTGAAAGGTTGGCAGAAAAGGGCGTAGAAGTGGCTAGGATAGAGGTCACAAGTTTAGATGCTATCTTCACTGGTGATTTAATGCGAAGCATTCATGCAGAGCATATAGGGAACATAAAAGGCGGTGGAATCTGGGCGGTCGTTGCTGATGATAAATCCGCTGTTTTTGTGGAGTTTGGTACACTCGGCAGCCTTGGTGGGAAAAAGGAATATCCATATCCGTTGCCAGAAGGTGTTCAATGGAACTACGGAAGTGGTTCAAACATCATTCAGTTGACAAATGGTCAATACGGCTGGTTCTACAAAGGTGATGACGGAAAAGTGTACTGGTGTGAAGGCATGGATAGCAGACCATTTATGTACCTGACTGCAATAGAAATTCGTGAAATTGTATTACAGACAGCAAAGGTGGTGTTCGGAAATGGCGGTTAATGAATATCAATGGGTATCAGACTTTAAAGTCAAGATTGCATCATACTTGAAAATGAAAATACCGCAGAGCCATCCTAAAGCGTATGTAACGGACAAAAGCAAGGATTTGTCAGAACCCACATTCCCCACAGTTTACTTTCATGCTATGCCGTTCACAGAGACAGGAGAAGACCTTGAAGGACGGTCTATCAATGGAATCACAGCATCGTACCAGGTTGATGTGATAACAAATAAGAGTCAGGAAGAAGCTGAAGCTATCATGGCTACGGTTGCCGGACTTTTCAAGCGTTTGCGGTTTCAGATAACGTCCATGCCGGAGTTTAGCAATACTTCACAGAACACATACAGAAGCACAGCACGGTTCAGACGAATTGTTGGTGCTGACGATACATTGTAACTATTAGAGCCAAACGGCTCTATTTTTTTATGCAAAATTAAGGAGGTATTTATCATGGCAGCAGCCGGAATTTCTACTTTAGGCATTACTTTCGGATATGGTACAGAGACAACAGCCGGAACAAAACCTACGAGTTTTAAACAACTTACAAGAATAAATGCTATCGGTGGCATTAACATTGAACCGGAGCAGATTGATGCTTCCGCACTGGAAGATGCAATCACTAGATATGTAAAAGGTCGTGCAGATACTGGCGGTTCTTTTGCAGTAACAGTCAACTTTACATCAGAAACAGTGGCTGAATGGACTGCACTTATTACAGCTTATAAGGCTCTTACTGGCGGTAAAAGAATGTGGTTTGAAACCGTTATTCCCGGAGAAGAGAAATCTTTCTTCGTTGTTGCACAGCCGCCTGAACAGATTCCACAGCCTGAAATCGGACAGAATGAACTTCTGACGATTGAAATGAATCTTACCATTGAAGAATACAAGGGATTGGACGCTACCGTTGAACTAACAACGGGGGAATAGCAAGTCAGTCAGAAACAAATAACACTGCCGTGGCTGACTTTGATGAAGCGGTAGACGAAACATTGATTTAAGCAAAAGAGAGCCGTCTTCGGGCGGCTCCTTTCCAACAAAATGTTGGGGAAAGGATATGTTTTTATGAAGAAGATTTTAGTTAATGATGTTGAATATACTTTAGAGTTTGGATTCGGTGCTGTGGAGTGCAAGGATTTGATTCAAAAGATGTTTCTTATGCTTTCCGGTGGCTATGTAGCTAAAAAAGCAAAAAATGTACAGAATCCCACACCAGAAGAAATTGTAGATGGTAGCGGATATATGCTTGCAGAATTTCCTCATGTATGCAAAACGGCTTTTTATGCTGGTCTTATCGAAAACCATGAAGGTATTACACCGGATGAATCCAATGCTTTAATGAAAGAATACATGAAAGCAAACGGTCTTTCTTTTGTGAAGCTGTATGGAGAACTGACAGACTGTATGAAAGAAGACGGTTTTTTCGAACTGTCGGGTCTGACGGAAATGATGACGCAGACCAAGGAAGAAATGGAGAAAGAGGACAGCAAGGTAACGAAGATGCCACAGGATCACAAGAAGAAATCGACTGGCACAAAATAATATGGGAAGAATATTTTCCATTTGCTTTTTCCATGGGAATTTCGATAGAAGAGTTCAAACATCTGAATCCTAAGAAATTAGAGTGGTGCTACAAAGGATACAAACTCAAAAAAGAGGAAGAAGATAGGAATTCATGGCAACGGTGGGGAGATTACGGAATATCTGCATTAATCGTTGCAATAGACCATTGCCTAAACGGTCGAAAAGCACAATCGAAGTATATTGACAAGCCTATTATGGAACGTGCTGACGTTGCTAATAATGAAAAAGAACTTCAGAAGCAAAGGAAAGCGTTCCTCGCAGGACTTATGGCGATGCAGGCTAATTTTGAATTATCACACCCCAAAAAGGAGAAACAAGAATGAGTTTAACAGGAATTGATGTGTCCTCATATCAGGGGACGATTAACTGGTGGGCGGTAAAACAGAACGGAATTGATTTCGCTATTCTGAAAGTCATCCGTAAGGATTTGAACCCGGACAAAAAGTTTGAAGAGAACTGGAAAGGTTGTAAAGAGCACAATGTCCATGTGCACGGAGTATATGAATACGGATATATTACAACGGTTGCAAAATCACGATCTGATGCAAGAAAAGTGCTTACTATTCTTAATGGCAGAAAAGTGACAGTATATCTTGATGTTGAAGATGCCGTTATGAAAGGTCTTGGCAAAAATATTATTTCCATTATCAATGCTTACGGCAAGGTTATCACAGACGCAGGATTGCCATTCGGTGTATACACCGGGGAAAGTTTTTACAAGACATACATTAAACCTTATGGTGGTGTAAGCTATCCCATGTGGATTGCACGGTACGGCAAGAATAACGGCAAGTGTGATGTGAAATATCAACCGCAAGTACCTAACATGGTAGGCTGGCAGTATACTTCTAAAGGTCGTGTAGGCGGCATTGTAGGAAACGTGGACATGAATGTATGGTACAAGGAATTAGAAGCCGTACAGGGCACTACGGAAGCGTACAGCAACCCTTACACTGAACCTACAAGACTGTTAAAGAAAACAGTTCCTTGCATGAGAGGTGATGATGTGCGGTGGTTACAATTCGCACTCATTCATCATGGCTGTTTATCTGCGGTGAATGCAAAAGGAAAGAGCAACATTGACGGAATTTTAGGTAAAGACACAGCAACGGCAATCGGAGTATTCCAAAAGAAAGTCGGAATCAAGGTTGATTACAAGTGCGGTGCGGTTACGAGAGAATATCTTAAAAAATAATTTTAGGAACGGTAGGTGTCACAGCTTACCGTTCTTTTTATGTGTAAAGGCGGTGCGGTATGGCAGATATTGATTCTTTGCAGATTAAAATAAAAGCGGATGCAACTAGCGCAAGTAACGCACTGAATAAACTTGCAAACAGCCTTACAAATTTTCAGAAAAGCTTGTCTATTGATACGTCCAAACTGACAAGCATTTCCAACAGCATACAAAGTATCGCAAATGCCGCAAATTCCATGAACACAAGCGGTATTAAGAACATATCCACACTGACAAATTCCATTAACAGAATGGGGAAAATAGATACAAGTGGATTAAGCAAAGTTTCTTCTGCACTGAAGACTTTTTCTGCTGATATGGCAGGAACAAAAGTAGATGGAATAGGGGATATTGCAAGCATTGCATCGTCTATTTCAAAACTTGGCGGTGTGGCATCCGGCAGAGCAATTACAAACATTCCTTTACTGGCGAAGAATTTAAAGCAATTATTCACCACTCTGTCTACTACACCGAACGTAAGTGAGAACATTATCCGCATGACAAATGCACTGGCAGGACTGGCATCTACTGGTGCGGCATCCGGGAGAGCGGCAAACTCTTTAGGACGAAATCTGAATACTTATACGGCAAGCGCAAAAAGAGCCACGAAAAGCACATTCAGTCTCGCAGCGGCTTTCGGAAGATTCTACGCAACATATTTCCTTGTGATCCGTGGAATTAAAAGTCTGTGGAAGTCCATAGAGGGAACTACGGACTATATTGAAGCATTCAACTACTACACGGTTGCTTTCAATAAAGTCGGCAAGGAATGGGGAAAGGACTTTGAAAAATTCGGTTACGACAATGCAGAAGATTATGCGCAGAGTTTCGGAAACCGTGTAAATGAACTTCTTGGTAAAATGTCCGGTCTGAAAGTAGATGTAGATGGTGGACTGATTTCTGAAAGTGGAATGAAGAACCTGGGGTTGAATTTACAGGAGATTACTCAGTACGCTTCACAACTTGCATCTATCACCAACTCTTTAGGGCAGACAGGAGAAGTTACTACGGCAATTTCAAAGTCCATGACAATGCTTGCCGGGGATATTTCCTCTCTGTTTAACGTGGATTTTAGCACGGTTGCAACTAACTTGCAGTCGGGTCTAATCGGTCAGTCAAGAGCATTGTATAAGTATGGTATTGATATCACAAATGCCACATTGCAGACCTATGCTTACAAATACGGCATTGAAAAAGCTGTATCTGAAATGTCACAGGCAGAGAAACAGCAGTTGCGCTTACTGGCAATTTTAGACCAGTCCAAAGTATCATGGGGAGACTTGGCGAATACAATCAATTCTCCAAGTAATATGATTCGTCAGTTTACCAACAACGTAAAAGAAGCCGGCATGGTGCTGGGTCAGTTGTTTATTCCGGTATTGCAGAAAGTACTCCCTGTCATTAACGGTGTCGTAATTGCGATTAAGAGACTGCTTGTCAGTGTGGCAAGTTTACTCGGAATAAAGATTGATTTTTCTGCATTCGGTCAAGGTGTATCAGGGTACAATGAAAAATTGGAAGATACGGCAGATGCACTGGATAAAGTTGAAAAAAGCGCAAAAAAGGCTAAAAGTTATACGCTTGGTATTGATGAATTAAATATCATTGACCCAAACAGCGGTTCAAGCGGAAGTTCTTCTGCTGGTGGAGCAGGAATTGACCTTACCAAGGAAATCATGGATGCTACTGCTGAATACGAAAAAGTATGGCAAGAAGCATTTGACAAGATGCAGAATACAGCTATGGGTTGGGCTGACAAAGTAAGCAAGGTGTTTAAGCCAATAAAAGATATTATAGAAGATTTGACGTATGCATTTAAGTTTGATTCTGATTCATGGTTCAAGGTTGCCGGAATGGATACATCAAAACTGGTAACCGGTATTTTTGACTGGTTCACAAGAGCAATAGATTCTGTGGACTGGGAAAAAATCGGAAGACACATAGGTAGTTTCTTGGACGGAATGGATTGGACAGCAATATTTACATCTGCTGGAAATTTCATAGAAACTGCCATAGATGCGGCAATCGATCTGTGGAAAGGAAGTTTTGATGCTGCACCGATAGAAACCACAATTATCACAGCAATAGGACTTTTAAAATTTACTGGTGTGGGAGATATTATATGGGGAAAAATATCGGATAAGGTATCAGCCACAGTACTTGGTTCAAGCATAGGAATAGTTCCTACAATTGCAATAGCTGTTGTTACTTGGGAGATTGGTTTTAATGTCGGAAAATCATTAGGTGAAGCACTCTTCCCTGATGATAAAGAAATCTATGAAAATTTCTCGTTTTTTGGAGAAGGTGGATTCTTTGATACAATAAAAAACACTGATTTTTCAATACTATTTGACGCTTGGAAACAGATGAACTCTGATGCGGCAGATTTTTTAACAAAAACAATGCCGATAAGACAGTTCTTTGATTTTCTATCACAATTTAAACTGGACATAAACGATACATTTGGTTTAGTATCAGTGTTTGAAAATTTAAAACCTATTGTAGAAAACTGGTTTAATGAATCTGTCAAGCCTTGGTTTTCTGCTGAAAAATGGAATCAATTAGGGACAAATATTAAGACCGCACTTTCTACGAAATGGAATGAATTTACCGCATGGTGGAAAAATATTGGTTTTGCAAAGTGGTGGAATAACGTAAAATCATACTTTACTACCGAAAAATGGACATGGAGTGGCATTAAAGACGGATTATCTAATGCATGGAATAATGCAATAGAGGCTGTCAAACAAATTTGGAATAGGTTTGCAAACTGGATAAATGATAAGTTAAACTTTTCATGGGATCCGGTTGTTGTACTCGGAAAAGAACTTGTTCCGGGCGGAAGTGTAAACCTTGGCAGAATCCCCACATTTGAGACAGGCGGTTACGTTCCTAGTCGATACACAATGTTCATGGCAGGAGAAAACGGAGTGCCGGAGATTGCCGGAACAGTAGGTGGTAAGACAGCGGTTGCCGGTGGAGCTGAAATAACAGGAATCAAAGAAGCTATCAATTCCACGGCAGAAGCACAAATGCGTATGATGGCAGAAGAAATCAGCCTGTTAAAGCAATTACTTGCAAAAGAAACCGCTGTCAATATCGGTGACAGAGACATAGCAAGGGCAAGCTTAAGGGGGCAGAAAGCTATGGGATTACAGATTATTACTTAAGGGTGGGATTTATTCCCACTCTTTTTTTCTATGGAGGAAAACACAATGATAGCAAGAGCAAGTGATTTCATCATAGTAAACGGAGTACGCTTTCCGTGCCCGGCTCCAGGAATGGAAATAGTTCGGTCGCAGACGGTTGATTCGGGAAGAAATGTAAATGCAGCAGTTGTCGGTCAAAAAGTCGGAAGAAAATTGTGGAAGATAAATAATCTACAATGGAATGGTTTAGATGCGGAAACATGGAAAGAAATGCAAGATGCATTAGAGCCGTTTTTTGTGTTGGTTACATTTACTGGGGATGATAATGTAAGACACACATACACTATGTATCCAGGAGACACTACCGGTAAGCCGTTGTTTTTGGATGATATTTTTTATAGGAACTATGAAACGTGTAAATTCAATTTAATTGATTGTGGGTGGGAAGAATGATAAAAGCTTCTAACGCTTATAAGTCTGCAATGCAGAAAAAAATAAGAGACAGGGCATACATATCAATTACTCTCGGTGTAGTAAATGGTGATGCACAAAACACGGCTCATTTTGACGGTAATTACGCATACTGGGGAAACAAGGTTTTGCCGTTTAGAAATGATGCAGAATATACGGAATATGCTACTTTGGAACAAAATTATATGCGTGTAGACGGTCAAATGTATTTTCTTCCGAGAGAAACGAGCGGATTGTACCAGCTACGCAATGCTCCATTAACCACAAAAAACGTAATGGAAACTGTAAAAGTAGCATTCCCACAAGAGTATTCCATCAAAGGACTTACAATAGATTTTGGGAAATATTACCCGACTAGCTTCAAAATTGTTACAGATGAAAAAGAGTTGACTTATACAAGCAATAAACACGATTTTTCAACAACGGATGTAATCGGAGACACTACGAACATACAAATAATTCCTATATCTATGGTCGGAGGAAATAAACGGCTTAGAGTAGAAAAAATTGTAATGGGTGTTGGATTGACATATAGAAATAATGATGTATCAACATCTTCTTTTGAAGAATTTGTTAATGGAGTATCAGCGGAGATTCCATACAGAAAATTATCTGTAACAATACTGGATAAAAATAATGTATACAATGTAGACGATGATAATTCCTTTATCAACTTCCTTGAAACTGGACAAAAAATGGAGTTATCATACGGAATGGTCCTGTCAGACGAAACAGTGGAATGGCATAAAAAAGCCACAATGATTTTGACTGATTGGAACTCTAAAAAAAATCAAATGTCTTTCACCGCAAATGATATTCTTTCAACTTTGGAAGACAATTATACAATAGGAAACAAAATATACGATAGAACAGCATATGAAGAAGCTATTAGCATTCTAACAGATGCCGGATTCGAGCCTGACGAGTATTTTGTTGACGATTGTTTAAGAGATGTGAGCCTACACAATCCAATGCCGGAAGCATCTCACAAAGAATGTTTGCAGTTATTGTGCAACGCTTCAAGATGCATTTTATTTGTAGATTCTGACGGAAGAGTAAATATTAAAGCCAACTTTGCAAATGTTATAGATCCTGCAGATATGCAGGTTGCCTCAAACGGAAATGCGTGGTGGGGAAATGCCACTAATGTATTATATGGAAACAACAATGTATATGCAGAGCTGACAAGAAATTTTATGCGTGTAGATGGTTCACAATTATTTCTTCCGAGAAATACAGGTACAGCCATAGAACAGACAGGATATGTTACGAGCAATGTTTCTGATGATAATGGATTGTTTTCGGAGAATCCAGTGCTTACATTAAAACTTCCTGCAGCATACACGTATTATGGATTGTATATTTCATTTCAAGGAAATGCTCCAAAAAAGATGAAAGTATCGACATATAATGGAGATACACTTCTTAAGACTTTTAAATATGATGATTTGAAAGAAAAGTCATTATTAAATGATGAATTTGAAAACTTCGACAGTATTCGTTTCGAGATAACAAAAGCATACCCCCAAAACAGAGTTTTGATTGATAAAATCAGCTTTGGAGATTTATCTGATTATGAGTTGAAAAAAGACTCTATGACAGAAAATCCTTATGGATACGCAGAAAGAAAGACAAAAGATGTTTATGTAAAAATATATACATTTCAAAACGGAGAGGATAATAAACCACAAGTAGTTGAAGATAACATTTATCTGAAGAAAGCAATTAACAACACTGGCGAAATAAGATATTGTGAAAATCAACTTATTTCCACGGAAGATCATGCAAGGACTGTTGCTGAATGGCTGGGGAATTATTATGCAAATAATATTTCTTATGATATTCAATACAGAGGTGATCCGGTGCTGGAAGCTTCTGATATTATTTTCATGGAGAGTGATATTGTAAACAGCTTACAAGTCGAAGTGGAAACACACAAATTAAACTTTAATGGTGCTTTTAGTGGATCGTTGCAATTGCGAAGAGCAATGAGAACATAAGGAGGTTGTAATGAAAAAAATAATTAACGGTCTTCTGTATAACACGCAAACTTCTGAAATAATATATGTTGATGAAATGACAAACAGAAAAATATTTAGAACAGAAAAAGGTAATTTTTTCTTGTTTTATCCAAACGGAGAAATAGTGCCGAAAACAAAAGAAGATATAAAAGAGTATTTGGGGCTGAATGATACAGAGAAATATATAGAATTGTTTGGAGATGTGGAGGAAGCATAATGTGGGCAGATCCTAAAACAAATTGGTCTTCTGAATGGAATGGTGAAACATATATAGGAGATTATTTTTTATATACAGATTATAACCGTATTAAAAATAATCTTTTGGAACTAAAAAACACTGCAGAATCTATGTATAAAATATCATCTTTTAATCTTGGAGAAGATAAGGTTGAAGCAGATCCGATTTATGCCGATGAAGTCACTTTATTTGAAACTACGTTGGCAGAAATTAACAGTTCCACTTTCTCATTTCCTGAACAATTTAAAACATGGAAAGAAAATAAATCGGTTCCAACATATGAAGACTGGAACAGGATAGAATCGTTGCAGTTAAAAATATACAATACGTTAGTAGCACAAAGAAAAGCGCAGAACCGACTTGCCTTTACGCTTGGAGGTCAGAAAGGATTTAAGGTGTGATTATGGCAGATTTAAAAACAAACTATGTTGATGATGTATTAGACACAACTAAAAATCAGTTAAGAAAATATCAGCAAATACAAAATGACGATGGAACTGTTTCTTTTGTTGATGTTACTGAATATACGCAAGTAGGCACATCATTCGGTGCAAAAGACATCAATGATACTAACGCAGCCATAAATAATGTAAATGGCAAGTTAACTAAAAAAGATTTTTCAAATGCTGTTGATTTATCATCTTACTCAAAAAATAATAAATATATTGCTTCAGATGATGGTTATGTTTATTTTTTAGCAGGCAGAAACTATTCTGGCTATGTGTACGTAAACGGCGATGCGTTAGCAATAGGTGGAGACGGAGACTTGGCTATAAGTTTATTTATTAAAAAAGGAATGTCATTATATTTTGTAAGAACAGATAAAAATAGTGGTAATTATGTTGGTTATGTATACTTTTACCCGCTTATTTAATCAATATAAAACCATCTGACATACGCAACGACATTATAAGGTTGTGTGTTATTTATGAGCAAACTAGATGTAATAGCCGAAGTACCGCCAAAGGGTATAGCTGTTGTAATAGCACTAGTTCCATAGGCAGATTCCAATACCCATGTATTTGATAAAATGGTTTTACCTTTTAAAGCTTCAGGTATTGGAATATCTACAGTCCTAAGACCTGTATTATTACCAAAATTAATTCCAGTACTGGTTGTCTTTATTGTTTTAGTTAACTTGCCATTTACAGAAGGAGTGATAGCCGATGGGCGGAGATTAAATGCAAAAATAAATCAATCAAAAGAGCATGGTGTAAAAGCCATGCTCTTAATCTCTTCATCTGATTCCCCAGTCACCGTCATTGTTGACGAAACCAACCACATATCCTATCATGTCATCAATTATGTGTTCCGGGAGTATGCTGTTCGGAGACATGAGCGGAACATATCTCCATTTTCTTACACCATCTTCAATTATATGGGTTTTCACGACAATTTGTATCCCACCATTACTTGTTACAATACATCGTTCACCGTCTTGCGGTTCACGATCCGCGGAAAGGAGAATAATTTCCCCTGGAAGATAAAACGGCATATAGTAGTCACAGGGAATTTTCAAACCGATATAAGTCTTGGATTTTATATCTTCCGGTAAGTTGTCTATGCAAATAGGTTCTACAGCGTTTGTGGTGGCTATAATTCCATTCACAAGTTGCGGTTTGAGGACAGAAATATACTTGTGCGATTTTTCAAGACTGGAATAGATTTTATCTTGGTGACGTATGAAGTAACGGATAAGGTAAAGAGAGTGTTCCGGCAGACTACGGCATATCTTAACAGATTCCAACATCTTATCTTCCATAGTGCCGCAACCTACCAGCTCGTCTACGCTGATTCCAAAGGCTCTAGCAAGCGCAACAGCGGTAGATAGCTTTGTGTCGTTAGAATTACCGTACAGTAGTGAATTAAGCGTAGAATAAGGCAAATTAGCTTCATCTGCAAGCTTGTAAACCGTCATGTCCGGCTCATTAAGAAATTCGTGGAGATTCCCACGAAAACTTAACATATAATTTGCACGGTTGACTGATAGATGTGTCGATATTTCTTTGATTCGGTCTTTTTCATCATGTTTATTGTCCCCCTTTCACATGATACACTTGTAACATCCCTTGAAACGAGGGACATCAAGTTCTGGCGAGGGCGGTGTTTATTGGCGTTTTCACCGTCCTCTTTTTGTTGATATTTTACAACAATAAAAAACGTGAGTCAAATATATATTGATTATTAAGAACGTATGTTCTATAATGTGATGTATCGCTACCGAAGTGCGGAAAGATTAGGGGGTGTACTATGGGGAAAGAAGATTACAAAGAGGAAATCACAAAGCTAATCAATGCTTGCGATAATTTACACTGGTTAGAGTGCATTTATGCCTATGTTAAAAAACTACTTAAATAAAGGAAAAGAGCCAAGGACTTGCGCATTGCCCTTGGCTTTTTATTATTCGTTCTTTTTTGCGATTGAATCAATCAACTTTTCCAAAGCGTTCCATCCATCTTCGTCCAAGTTGGCCAGTGCGGATACAAGACGGTGCTTAAATGTATCTTCACCGGACTTTTGAATTTCTCCGAGCATTTCCGAGATTTGTTCGTCTTTTGATTTCTGAACAAACATTTCACCAGTTCCATTTCGAAGCCATTCTTCGTTTACATCAAACTCTCTGCAAATATCAGATATTGTTCTTTCAGATGGTGTCTTCGTGCCTATTTCAACTTGCGCAATATAGTTTCTTGACAAGCCGATTTGCTTTGAAAAATCATCTTGTGTCATATTCAAATACTTTCGCAAAGATTTGATTCTCTCATTCATTTACATCCCTCCTTTCACTAATAATATACATCAAAAAAGTCCCCAAGTCAACAAAAATATGTTGACATAAAGTTTCCCAGGGACTATAATGTGTTTACGAGGTCAACAAAAAGGAGGTGAAAATATTGGAAATGCTTCATTATAGTTGGCTTGACGCAATACCAATTACAGTGTTTGTTCTACTGACTTGCGTTATGAGTTATTGGCATGGTAGATCAGAGCACGGATGGAGAATTGTCGGACTTGTCTACACTATAATTTTGGGAATAATCGGTCAGATTCTTGTAGGATTTTTCCCAATGTTTGGGTAACAGTAAGCAATTTTTCCGAGGAATCGTTTTTCCTGTTGAGTAACGAATCATGAAGAGAAGATAATTGATCCCAATATTCGGATGGAACATATAAAAATAATTCATGGTAAGAGCGTATGTACTCTATTTTTTCACTTGGATAATTTGTTTCTAATTGTTTGGAAGCAAATTCCAAAAAATGATTAAATACGGATTGCTGCTTTTGATAATAGGAAAGCTGTTTATCATATTTTAGTTCCAATTTTCTTATTTGAGTACTGTGTATGCTATTGATGATAGTTACTAAAACAGGACAAACTATCGCAACACATAAGGTTATAGCTGATAGAGCGAGTTCTAAGTGATTTGTATTTAATGTTTCCATGAATATGTACCTCCAAGAAATTTTTATTATTATACCACGAAAAGGAAGTGAATTGAATGAGTGAAAAAGAGAAAAAAATCGTTGAGAAGTTAAAGAGAGCCATTCCGAATATGTCCGATTTCGACAAGGGATATATTCTCGGCAAGACAGAGAAGATGGCAGAGGAATCTGTTAAGAAGCAGGAGGAAGAAAAATGTACGAAAAATATGCAAAACGCAGAGATGAATTAGGATTGACTGATTACAAGGTTGCACAAATGAGCGGCGTACTTACATCTACTCTTAGTGAATGGAAAAAACATTATGAGACAGATGGACAATCAGGTTATCAGCCTAAGTTGAAAAAAATCTCTGCAATAGCATCTGTATTAGGAATGAGTGTAACTGATTTTATAAATTAGAAAGGAGAACAATGAACGAATTAGAACAGAAAACAATATCTTCCGTGGAAGTAGCGGAAATGGTAGGGAAACAGCATAACGATTTGCTTAAGGATATCAGAAGATATTATGAGCAATTAGGACAGGGGAATATTTCCCAGTCCGATTTCTTCACAGAAAGCACCTATCAGAACAGTCAAAACAAGAAACAGCCTTGCTACATGGTAACGAAGAAAGGTTGCGAGTTCATAGCACATAAGATGACCGGAGTTAGGGGAACAGAATTTACGGCAAAGTACATTGACCGTTTCCACGAAATGGAAGATTCCATTAAGGCACATATCCCTACTGGACAGGAATTGATTGCACTGGCGGTTGTCGAAGCACAGAGGATGCTTGCGCAGAAAGAGGAAGAGGTTAAGCAGTTGCAGACCACAGTGCAACAGATGGATGCCGTGATTACCGATATGACACCGAAAGTTGACTATGTTGACAAGATTCTTTCATCTAACGACTGTATGACTGTCACACAGATTGCGCAGGACTACGGAATGAGTGCGGTGAGGTTCAATTCTGTTTTAAGAACAGCCGGTATTCAGAGAAAAGTCGGTGACCAGTGGATATTGTATGCAGACTTCCAGGGCAAGGGTTATGTGAGAACAAAGACAAATGATTATGTTAAGCATGACGGAAGCACCGGAACAAAGCCACTTACCGTATGGACACAGAAAGGCAGAATGTTCTTGTATAACAAGCTGAAAGAGATTGGCATTGAACCTATCGAGGAGGAAAGCGCATGAGAACAACAATAAAGCTGTTTCTTCCTATTATAATAGCACTCTCCATTACATTTACTTCCACGGCACAGCCAAAAGGCTCATTTATTTCGGAAGAATCACAGGAGATATGTGTCAAGTACGGTGAGGAATACGGCATCTGCCCGGAATTGCTCATGGCAATGATCGAGAAAGAATCGTCCGGCAGACCGGATGTGGAAAGCGGTGGTTGCAAAGGACTGATGCAGATTTCTGACAGATGGCATAAAGAGCGCATGGAGCGGTTGGGAGTGACGGACATCTATTCCGTGGACGGTAATATCCATGTGGGAGCAGACTATCTGGCAGAGCTATTCGAGAAGTATGAAGATGTTGGAATTGTGCTTATGGTTTACCACGGTGAGAAAAATGCAACGACTAAAACAGAATTAAGTGACTACGCAGACTGGATTCTAACCAGGAGCGCAGAACTGGAAAGGATGAATGGAAAATGACGAACAGAGAGAAGTATGCGGAACAGATTCTTGATATTGCACTGGCCGGCGGTTCGGTCGCAGTAGACAAAAAAGGAAACATATGTAGATGCGCTGATGTTGGATGCAGTAACTGCATATTTGTGAAAACTAAAACTGATGATAATCGTCCTTGCAAAAAGAGAATTAAAGAATGGTCAGAGCAGGAATATGTTGAACCACCTGTTGATTGGTCGAAAGTGCCGGTGGACACAAAGATTCTTGTGAGAGATTCGGAAGATGAAGAGTGGAAAAAAAGACATTTTGCAAAATTTGAAGATGGAAAAATATTTGCATGGCCAAGCGGAGCAACTTCTTTTTCTTCGGAAAACTCAGATTCTATAACATGGTGGATGAAAGCAAAACTTTCGGAGGACACCGTATGAGTGCCAAAAAGCGGTTTACCGTCAAAGGGTGCATCGGAAAGATATTTTACAGTCCGAAAGAGTGGGAAGTTGACCGTGAAACAGCATTTTACTATCGACTGGTGAACCGTGAAACAGGAATGAAAAAATGGGTAAGAAAGGAGTATTTCCATGTTGAAGAAAGAAATTATCCCTATCGTCCGTGCGAATGAAATTTTGATTGCAGGATTGTTAGATGCAGGAATCTTGTATATCGGAGATGATAATGCGATTCACGTAACAGAAGATTGAAAGCTGGAGGAATGAGGAAATGGAAAGGAAAATCAGAAAAATCTTGGTAGAACTTGGGATGAAACAGTACTTACCCGGATTCCAGTACATCATCGAGGTTGAAACGCTGATGTTTGAGAACAGAAACAGAAGACTGTCTGAAATCTATCGAATTATTGGGGAGGAACACAGCACAACCAAGGAAAGCGTGTATCGGGCAATCAAGTGGGTTATTGACAAGATAAACACAACCACAGAATTGTACAAGAAAATCAACGAGACAGACAAGCCGGTCTCAATCTATATGTTTGTTAATTCACTGTATTTATATCTTTGGGAGGATAGGAAAAATGAGGATTAAGCACATCTTTTTGCAGAATTTCTGCAAATTCTATGGTTCTAACGTAGTGGACACTGATTTATACGACCGGACAGAGATTTCCGGAGTGAATGAAACTGGAAAGTCCACAATCAAGAGAGCAATTCAGTATATTTTTGGATGCCGTGACGAGAACGGCAGAGAGATCACCGGAATAAGACCGCACGATAAGGACGGCAATGACATTGACGGAGATATTACAGCAGAAGTTACCGTGGAGATTGGAGGTACAGAGCGGACGATTAAAAAGGTCTGCAAAAAGGAATACAACAAGAAAGGCGAATTAAAAGGGAATGTAACAGAGTGCTATGTTGACGGAATTTCAAAAAAAGCTAAAGAATTTGAGCAGTTTTTAGCAGATTCCGTGACAATTAAAGAAATGTTCTCTCTTTGTATCAATGCCAACGCACTGCTGTCTCTAAACCTTACGGATCAGAGATTAACACTTTCCCAGTATTTCAGCCAGTCAGATGCTGAGATTGCAGCATCTATACCGGAATTTGCTCCACTGGTCAAGAAACTGGAAGTAGGAAATATCAAGAGCCTTAATAGTAGTCTTAATAAAGACCTGAACGACTGGAAGAAGAAACTGGACGAAGTACCGGCACGTATTGATGAAGTGAGAAGCAGAAGAGAATCTATTGGGTTGGCAGAACTGGAACTGCAAAAGAAAGCACTTTATGAGAAGTTGGAAGAGAACAAGTCAAAGCAGAATACCGGAAAATCCTACATGGATGGTTACTATGTTCTTTCTGATGGTGTAATGGCACTACAATTCCAGTTGACAGATTTGCAGAAGAAAGCCAACGAGATTCTTGAAGCACAGAGAGCTGATAAGAGAAAAGCCTTAAATATGGTTCAGAATGAGCATCAGAAAGAGTTGCTTAAGGCAGATACCATTCGTGAAGAGATCACGGAACTGGAAAAGCGTATCGCACAGTATGAGCATAAGAGACAGGAATTGAAGAAGAGTTGGGATTTGAATAAAAGCCTTAAATTTGATGAAAACTCTCTGATTTGCTCCTACTGCGGACAGGAATATCCGGAAGAGAAGAAAGAGAAGTTAAGAACGGAGTTTGATACGCATAAGGCACATGAATTGGAACTGATTAACAAAGAGGGTTCTTCCTGTGCTGACCATATCAAATCGGATCAGACAGAACTGGAACATAAGCGTGAGGAACTGAAAAAGACCGAGGATGAAGTGGAGCGGTTGGAAAAAGAGATTGCCATTGCTGATAATGCCTTAAATTCCATTCCGGCAAGCGTGGATATTTCCAACACAGAAGAATACAAAACTATACAGTCACAGATTGCCGAGAAAGAAGCTGCCATGAACCGCTACGCAGATATGCAGAGCATGAGAATCGAATTGAAATGCGCAGAGGAAGAGATCAGGGAAGACATTGAACAGGTAAACAAGAAACTGGCCAGTGTGAGCATTAACGAGAGTGTGGATAGGCGTATCACAGAACTGGAACAGGAGCGCAAGAACATTGCACAGAAGATTACAGATGTGCAGGCACAGCTTGACCTGTTAAAGAAATTCAGCCGGAAGAAGAACGAACTGTTGGAAGCTGATGTGAACAAATACCTTTGCTTCTGCACTGTACGGATGTTCAGACCTCTTGTGAATGGTGACACCGAGGAATGCTGCGACTTTATCTACAATGGAGAGCCTTACAGCAGAAACATGAACCACGGTGCCAAGATTCTGACGGAAATCGACATTTGCAATGCGTTTCAGAAGCGGTGCGGTGTGGAATTGCCTATCATGGTTGACGATACAGAGAGCCTTGACCCTTGGAAGATTCCTGATGTTGACAGTCAGTTGATTATGTTCCGCAGAAGTGATGATGCGAGTTTGAAAGTGGAGGAAGTGAAGAATGCCTAATAATGATTATGATATGGATAAAAAAATTGAGATTTCTACTGATGAAATGTGCAAGGTAACTGCAAAAACAATGTCAGAAGAGCCGTTTGCTTCTATTATTACGAAGAATCCTGGCATGAGTATAATTTTTTCTCTTTTTGGAGCGAAAATTTCTGCCAAGATATTTTGTGATGAGATAAATAAAGGAGCTGAGGGGAATGCAGATTAAGAAAGAAACAGTAATTTCCGTTCTGACAACGAGCGGTGAAACGATCAATATTGGTAACACGGTGGTTTTTAACGCAGAGGGCAAATGCTACATTGGCGTTTACATGGGTCTGACAGACCGTGGAGCCTTGAAATTTAAGGGAAAGATTGCAGGAACTGATGTCACATGGAACGTAATGCCTAAGAGTATTAAGGAAATTTGCAAGGCTGATGTAAAAGTGAAAAATGATGAATTTGGCAAGTTTATGAACGAGCCGGAAAGTGAGGAATAAGTATGAAACATAAATTCTATGTTGGAGATGTGGTTAAACCCAACAAAAAAGCAGATGAAGAGTATACCATAACTACCACATCTGTTGTAAGAGAAGCCATTGTTACAGAATTAAGAGACTATACGATGGAAATAAAAATCATAAAAGGGTCATGCAGTGTTGGGAAAGTATTTACGGTTGAAGAAAAATATTTTGATTTGGTAAGAAAAGCAAAACAGGAAACCATTGTCATCTACCGTAACGACAACAAAGTGGTTGCGCTTGACAAGACCACTGGCAAGAAAGCAGAAGCCAAGTGCAATCCGGCTGATGAATTTGATTTCCGGACTGGCGCAAAGTTGGCTTTTAATCGGCTGATGGGCGAAGATGTGAAGCCTGATAACGGTGTCCGGGAGGTTAAGAGAAAAGCTAAAGTAGGTGAGTACGTCAAGGTTGTTGATGCACATCCTTTTTTTGATACTTATAAAAATGGAGATATTCTCAAGGTAATTTGTACTAGCAATGCAGGATGTTTTTGCCAAAAAACTGATGTCGAGTGCTTCTTATGGCACATAGAGTACGTTGTCCTCGAAAACTACAAGCCGGAGAAAGAACCGGAGAAGAAAGATGAAATCTGTGTGGGAGATACCGTAAAGGTCACAGATTCTGGTAAGCAGTACAGAACATACGGTAAATGGAGCGGTCTTAATGGATACAAACAGAATTTTGTCTATGGTTCATCCGTTAGCACAGAAGATAACTACAAGGTTTTGGCAATTAAGAAGCACGACGATTGTTACAGAGATATTCACGATAAAACACTTGCACTGATTCAGAATCCCAAGACAACACAGGTATTCATCGTCAACATTAAAGGACTTAAGAAAGTAGAAAGGTAGGTATGAGGTATGGCAGAAGAAAAGAAGCAGGAAAACACAGGAATTGTGGAATATGAATCAAATGGGGAAATTGTAAAAATTTCCCCAACAACGGTAAGAAAGTACCTTGTAAGCGGTGGTGGAAACGTATCGGATCAGGAAGTAATGATGTTTATGTCTCTTTGCAGATACCAGCATCTTAATCCCTTTTTGAAAGAAGCATACCTCATTAAGTTTGGAAACAATGATCCTGCTACGATTGTTACCGGAAAAGATGTTTTTACAAAAAGAGCAGATGCAAATCCGAATTATGCAGGAAAAAAAGCAGGAATTATTGTTCAGAAGAAAGATGGTTCCGTTGAAGAAAGAGAAGGATCTTTTGTCCTTAAGGACGAATCTATTGTAGGAGGTTGGGCGAAAGTGTTTATAAAAGGAAGAGAAACACCGGAGTACCAGTCAGTATCTTTCGATGAATATGTTGGAAGAAAAAAAGATGGAACAATCAACGGTCAATGGTCTAAAAAGCCTGCAACAATGATAAGAAAAGTTGCTGTTGTACAGGCATTAAGAGAAGCTTTTCCGGATAAATTCCAAGGCCTGTATGCACAGGAAGAATTTCCTGATGTTTCCGATGTGAAACTTGATGTAGAAAAAGTTGCGGCAGAGGAAATTCAGGCAAACGCAAATTCTGTTGATTTTCCCGATGCAACTTTTGAGGAAGTCACCACGGACAGCACGGAACAGACCATTGCTAACGCAGAGACACCTGATTGCTTTAAGTAGGAGAACGCTGTTATGGACAAATATTTAAGCATTATTACAAATTTTGGGTGTCACGGCAAATGCCCATATTGCATAGTCAGAGAGAACGGAATTAAAGTACCGAAATCCACGGTGGATGGTTTGGATAAACTGGAAGATGCAATTAAATTGACCGGAGCGAATATCGTATCTATCTTTGGCGGTGGAGATCCGCTTTACCGGTATAGTGAAAATCCTCTTGTACCAATGTATCTCGGCATGGTTATGGGTATCTGCATTAAAGCCGGTATTCCAATGGAAATGCACACAAGCTACACAGAGTCGGAGTTTCCGTACCATTTCTGCAAAAGAGTGGTGTATCATCTGCAATCCGTTGAAGGTTTGGAATATGTGGAGAGACACGGAACGGAAATCGTGAGAGTTGTGTTCGTGGCAACAAAAAAATTATCGAAAGAGGATATTAACAAGATTTCAGACTTTGTTCATTCCTCGAATCAGATAGATGAACTCAGTTTCCGACAGATGGTTAATGAGCGGTACGAGACGGAGTATTACAACCATGATTTTCTGAAAGCCGGTCATGAAAATGGATTGTGGCATTACATCCGGCAGAAAGATTACAACATCTACTACGCTGAGAATAGAATTTACACAAAGTTTTCAGAGATTGGAGTAGAAAGATGAAGCTAAAATGTTTAGGCTCCGGTTCTTCCGGTAACTGCTATCTTCTAACGGCAGATAACGGTGAAACGCTTTTACTGGATGCAGGACTTCCTATCATGGACATAAAACGTGGTCTTAACTGGGATATTAAGTGCGTTGTGGGTGCGATATGCACCCATACGCACAAAGACCACTCATTATCAGTACAAGACCTTGAACACATGGGGATACCAGTATTTAAGCCGTATGAGAGTTTAGAACCTATGGAAATAGGGTTTACTGGTGGAAAAATAATGGCATTTGATCTTACGACACTGGATGGTAAGTGGACACACACGAATGCAGATGGTACGGAATGCCCTTGTTACGGATTTCTGATTACTCACCCGGAAATGGGGAAATTGCTTTATGTAACTGACACGGAATTTGTTAAGTGGCGGTTCCATGAAGTAAACCACATCCTTATTTCATGTAACTATCAGAAGAAGTACATTACAGAGGATTCCAACGATGCTAAGAAATCCCATGTGTACCGTGGTCATATGGAACTGGAAACAGTAAAAGAATTTGTCATTGCGAACAAATCAGATGCCCTGCAGAACGTCATATTGTGCCATTTAAGCCGTGATAATTCTGATGCTAAAGAATGTATCGCAGAGGTTAAAAAGATTGCTCCTATGGCTCATGTGGACGTTGCACAGGGCGGTAAGGAATGGATTTTAAGGAATGGAAAGGAGTGTCCGTTTTGAGTGGTGGAAGTTTTGGTTATTTGTGCTACAAAGATGTTTCTGAGTTAATGGAACCGTCAGGTATCTCCGAACTTGAAAGCATGGTTCAGCACTTGCAAGAGTACGGTTACGAGGACATAGCACGAGATACACAGCGGTTGATTGAGTATATCCAGTCGGCAAGTATCAGAATCGAGGTTTTGAGTGAGAATCTTAACGGTGTTTTCCATGCGGTAGAGTGGCATGAGAGTGGAGATATTCGCAGAGAAACAATGATTGCAGAACTGGAAAAGTACAGAAATGGTGGTGCGAATGGCTGACACATTTTACAAACCACTTACACCACAATTAAGAAGTGAAATAATGCAGAGCATTGATTCTAACATATCCGAACTGAATACCTGTCAAAACAATTCTTTAGTCAATATGCAAAAGACAGGATATGGGGCATTGAGAAATATTATAAATGCTTTGCCGGACGGATATTTGATTCCATTTGAAAGGCGGTGAAGTGGTTGGCTGATTGGAAGAATGTAGCAAAGGCAAAAGCCATAGAGAAAAATAACCGTGATCGAATACTGGCTGTTAATCCTCATGTGGACGATGGAAGTGGAATTTACTTTCTGACAAGAACAGACGAGGATGGTTTTCGATATGCCTATATCGGGCAAGCGGTCAATCTGCTTTCAAGGCTTGCCGGACACCTTAAAGGCTATCAGCACATAGATCTGTCAATCAAAAGTCATGGTCTCTATTCCACGGACAACATCTACGGTTGGAAAATCGGTTTTATGCATTATCCGGCTGAAGAATTAGATAAGTGGGAGCAATACTGGATAAAGAAGTATGCTGACGGTGGTTACCAGCTTCGGAACAAAACGAGTGGTAGCCAGGGTGAGGGAAAGAAACAAATTGCAGATTACAAACCGCCCAAAGGCTACCGCGACGGCATCCAGCAAGGCAGAATCAACCTTGCAAGGGAACTTGCGAACATAGCTGACAAACATTTGGTTATTAGCCTTAAGCCGGAGAAACAGAACAATTCCATATCACAGAAGCAGTATCAGAAGTTTATGGAATTGTTGCACACGGAAAAGGATGGTGAAGAGAGTGGTTAAGTACGTGGATGAATGTTGTGATTGTGCCGTTCCTGCTTATCCATGTCTCGGCAGCAGTTGTCCGAACCGTAATGTGAAACATCTGTACTGTGACGGTTGCAAAAATGAGGTAGAAGAACTTTACGATTTTGACGGTGTCCAGTTGTGTGAGAAATGCTTGTTAAGGAAATTTGAGAAGATTACATAACCGCCAAAACAGAACTTGAAAAGAGGTGACATAAAAATGCCAAAACATTATGACAACCCACAAGCCATACTTCGTCTGAGACGTGAGACAGAACTTTTGAGACAGTCAGCCGAAAGAAGTCCATTCACTGGGATACTGACGCTGTTCTGTTATACCTTGTGGAAAGACTACAAGTACTCACAGACGAAGATTTCTGACTTTTGCTGTAAATTCACCGAGTACAATGAAAAGTACGAGAATGAGCTTTATACGGAGTTGCAGAGCAGACTTAACGACTTTGCGGACTGGACGATTGAGTACAAGGAATTTACCGAAGCTGATTATCCACATTACAAGTCGGTAGTAGCGCAGAACTGCATCCGGGAACAGGTCAGATGTAACAACCTTATCAATGAGTTGTCCACAAGGTACATCCTATATGGAATGGTAATTCTTATGGAAGATGGATTTGGTAAGAAGAAGCTGACGAATTTCAAGGATAAGTTTTCAGACCATATGGACAAAGCAGGAGACAAATGCAATGGAAAAGATTTCATGGACTTGTGGAGAGAACTGGTGGAAAACACTGGAATCTATATAGAGAAGCCTATTTTTGAGTAAGGAGTTCTAAATGGCAGAAAAACGAATGTTCAGTTCAAAAATAATTGAGAGTGATGCTTTTTTGGATATTCCTGCTACGGCTCAAATGCTTTATTTCCATATCTGTATGAACGCTGATGATGACGGATTCGTGAATAACCCACGGAAAATCATAAGGATGTGCGGTGCTTCAGATGATGATTTGAAAGTGCTGATAAACAACAGATTTCTGTTATCTTTTGATAGTGGTGTTGTACTGGTGAAACACTGGCGCATTCACAACTACATTCCACCGGATCGTTACAAGCCATCGTGCTACGTGGATGAAAAAAGCAAAATAGGTGTAAAGCTAAACGGAGCATACACCACAGACTCTAAAAAAATAGTTTCTCCGGTAGAGGGAAATCCAAAGAAGCGTTGTTACGACAATGAAATCAAACTTGATAAGAGGTGATGCAAATGCAGATGACAGGTTATGAATTGTTGGCGAATTATGAAAAAGCGGAGGATAAGGACAAACAGATTCAGATTCTTGCGGATTTGAACCACATCCCGGTTGACATAGTGTGTTTTGTGATTGACAACAGAGAAAAATTTGAAAATTTGGAAACAACATTGTCCACAGAAGAATTTGCAAAGTGGTGTGAAACGGAACTTGACCGTGTAGATGCTCATATCCATGCACAGGAAAAATATTACAGAGAAATTTGCAATGTATACAGAATCGCAAGTACATACGGAAAAAGGAGTGTAGCTGCGGTTGCCGTGCAAGGTTGGAGATACAATATACGAAGTATCTTATGAAAATAGAAAATATATAATTTGTGAGCATATTGTAAATCAATTTGTTTATATAGCGTATAGAAAACCTAGAATTGAAATTTATTGTGAGGGAGAGAACGGCTTTTTATCAAGCAGTATTACAGGGCAACTTGATGATGGTTTGTTTCTAAACAGAGAGGAAGCCGAAGCCAAGCTGAAAGAAATGGAGGGTGCGGAATGAAGAGAGAAGAAGCTATTAAGGATTTGGACATTATCAGGTTTAATCCTCATTGGGATGAACTTGTAAATGAAGAATATTGGAAAGAACTTATGGAAATGGCAATCACTGCCTTGCAGAATCAGCCGGTTTGGATTCCGGTAAGCGAGAGACTGCCGGAAGAATGTGTTCCAGTTAATGTAACATGGATAAACAGAAACCCGGAACCGTATTACAAAGACATAAAAGATGTTCCGTTTGCGAATACTGCGGTTTATTGCAATGGAAAGTGGTACTGGTGGTCAAGTGTTTGCGTTGATTATCTTGAAGAATACGGAGAATATAGCATTGATTTGGTTGACGAGGGAATTGATATTGTAGCCTGGATGTCACTGCCGGAATCGTACCGGGAAAGTGAGGTAGAAGATGGCAATTAAACCGATTTTATTCAATACAGAAATGGTTCGGGCGATTCTGGACGGTATAAAGACTTGTACCAGACGGATTGTAAAGGGATTCATTCCAAATGATGCAGTATGGGGATATACCGCTTTTACACCTAAAGGGTGCATATCGTGCAGAGGTACATTTGCAGATGGTTACGGAGAAAAATTCTTTAAGCTGCCATATCAGCCGTGCGATATCCTTTATGTCCGAGAAACATGGGAACATTTTGAATGTTGTTGTTGTGAGGGAGACGAACATAGAAATTGTTACCGAGAACCACAACAGAGCGTCTTGAATAAAAGCTGTGGCTGTTATATGTACCGGGCAACAGATGAAATATATGGAGATGCAAGGTGGCACCCCTCCATCCACATGCCGAAAGAAGCCGCACGTATCTGGCTTAAGGTTACGGATGTTAGGGTGGAACGGTTACAGGATATGTGGGCGAGCGATGTATCAAAAGAAGGGATACGGTTTAATAAACCAACAGCAGCCGATGAAATGTTAAAAGCATTTGCCAAGTTGTGGGATTCCACCATCAAGAAATCCGATCTTGACAGTTACGGCTGGGATGCGAATCCGTGGGTGTGGGTTATCGAATTTGAGCGGTGCGAAAAGCCGGAAGGAGTGTGAATATGGCAAAAGCAGTGTTGGTAATGGATATGCCGGAATGTTGTGCTGATTGTAGAGTTGCAACCAGTGATTTAGAAGGATTATATCATTGTGCAATAACAGATAATTATTATTCCATAGACGAAAGTCTTAATGGAAGAGATAGTTCGTGTCCGCTCCTGGAACTGCCGGAGAAAAGACGTACAGTAGGGAAAGAAAGTGAGAATGACAAACTGATGTTGAATGCAGGATATAATGCTTGCTTAGATGAAATCTTAAAGGAGTGTGATGCAGATGGAACCCATTGATTACACCGCCCTGTACGAGCAGAACGAGGACTTTAAGCGCTATGTTGACAGATACTGCGTGAAGCACAGAATCAGCGTCGAAGAAGCCTTACAGCATTATCTGGTGAAGATGGCGGGCAGGATGTACAAGGAGCAGATGGATAACAAGGTAGAATAGATCAGAAAGGAGTAAGAGGTTTGCTGGCCAGCGTGAAAGAGCTCTTTACTCCGATTAAAAATGAGTGATTTAGATAAGTTTAATTACGAATGTCAGAATCAGATGAGCATTTTTGACATAATACGTGAACCGATACGGATTACAAAGCCTATAAGGCTGATAGAACTGTTTGCCGGATATGGTTCGCAGGCAATGGCACTGAAACGTATCGGTGCGAAATTTGAGCATTACAGAGTTGTTGAGTTTGATAGGTATGCCATAGCAAGCTATAACGCAGTGCATGGCACCGATTTTCCAACAATGGATATAACACAGGTTCATGCTGCGGATTTAGCCATTACGGACACTGAAGCCTTTACTTACTTACTTACTTACTCGTTTCCTTGCACCGATTTGTCGGTTGCTGGAAAGCAAATGGGAATGAGCAAAGGTAGTGGAACAAGAAGCGGTTTACTGTGGGAAGTGGAACGGATTCTGACAGAAATACATGAAAGTGGTGGTGAATTACCGCAGATTCTGTTCATGGAAAATGTTCCGCAAGTCCACGCAGAATCGAATATGTCTGATTTTCAGAAATGGATTGATTTTCTTGTGAGCCTTGGATATGTGAACTACTGGCAGGATTTGAATGCTAAAAATTATGAAGTAGCGCAAAATCGTGAAAGATGTTTCATGTTTTCATTTTTGGGAGAGTACAATTACCATTTCCCCGAACCGGTTCCATTAAAAAAGAAACTGAAAGATTACTTAGAGGAAAATGTGGAAGAAAAGTATTACATCAACAATGAAAAGGCACAAAAACTTATTCAGACACTTATTGACAACGGAACATTGCAAAAACACAATTCTGAGAGCAGAGCAGAGCAGAGCAGAGCAGAGCAGAGCAGAGCAGAGCAGAGCAGAGCAGACTTGCATTGACGGAACAATCTGCAATCCACAGCAAAGAGACATTGCAAACTGCATCACAGCAAGATATGACTGTGGAATCTCAAACCAACAGCAATTCGGAAATATGGTTGCAGAAAATTTGTATTGATACAAGCATAAGTGGATTAGAGGATGGTGCAATAAGAACATACAGAGACACAGCACCGTCTATAACCGCAAGGGAATATAAAGAGCCAAGAATGATATTGGAGTGATTGAATGGAAGTAATAGGCAGCATATACACCGGAGTAACAGCAGATTTTCAGCGAGGTGTGTATCCGATCGCAAGGTGTGTAAAAGCAGAACAGCATGATTTAGGAGTAGTTATGGCAGATGTAAATGTTTTAGGCTCTCTTGAAGCAAAATTTGAGAGTACCAACAGAATTTACGATGTGGGGGGGTGCAGTCCAACATTGAGTACTATGCAAGGTGAAAACAGGGAGCCTAAGGTTATTGTTGCCATGCGTGGCAGAAACCCGGATAATCCGTCTGATAGGACAACAGGAAGCCCAACAGAACAGAGGTTAGAACCGAACATGAGTGGAACGAGTAATTGTCTTACAAGCGTGCAAAAGGATAATCTTGTCATGGAAGAAACCATACTGCAAAGAGCGAGAGGATTCAACATGGGCGGCGAGCATAAAATATGCCCACCTATCACTGCTAACAGTTTTCAGGACAACAATTTGCTCAAATGCCAGTACCGTATCCGAAAGCTGACACCGAGAGAATGCGGACGTTTGATGGGAGTATCTGATGAAGATATCTCCAAAATGGCAGCAGTAAACAGCAACACACAGCTTTACAAGCAGTTTGGTAACAGCATCGTGGTTGATGTGATGTGTGCAATGTTCAAAAACTTAAATATTGAGCAAGGAACTGAAATCAAGAACTAAAAAGTGAAATAGTAACTCAAAATTTGAGTTAAAAAGTGAAAAAATTAATTAAAAATTTGAGTTACTATTTGAGTTCCACTCAATAACTCAAAAGCAAGTTAAAATCCCACCGGTAATACAGGGGAGAAATCGAACTAGTAAATTTTCTTTACTAGTTGGGCAAATGAACTACCGAGGAAAATTCGGTAGTTGGGAAAATTAGGATTTTAGTGGAGGAAATGGACAGACCATTTATGAGAGACTGGAAGAAAAACAGTTCCTTCTTGAAGCGGTAAACAACTGAAATTTAGGAACAGAGAGGAGAAGCATGGGAAGAGAATTGAAGCGTGTACCACTGGATTTTGATTATCCATTACATAAAGTTTGGTACGGATATTTTGTAGACACCATTTCGTTTTGTATATCTTCGCAAAATGAGGAATATTGTGAAAATTGTAAGGAGTTTGCGAGGATCAAAGGGATTGATACAGAACAGTATGGATGCCCTAAATTTGATGAGTATTTCAAGCAAATTAAGGACAAATTAAAGGAACTCTGCGAACCGCCGAAGGGAGAAGGCTATCAGTTGTGGAATACTACGAGTGAAGGGAGTCCTATAAGCCCTGTGTTTGAAACATTGGACAAATTGTGTGAATGGTGCGAAGTTAATGAAACTACCTTTGGTAAATTCAAGGCAACAAAGGAAGAGTGGAAGGAAATGCTGCAAGATGGCTTAGTATATCACAAAGAAGGAAATACCATTATGTTTTAGTGGAGGAGAACGGGATGATGGGTTTTTGTGAAGAAATAATAGCGGAAGTACAAAACCAGTTTAAGATTGACTATTTGCGGGTTGAAGATTTCTTTGACGAAGATATGGGCATCCATAAAATTGCTGTCACTGATCCATTTAGAAATCGACGTAAAATTTATTGCTTGGATCAGAAGGTGATTAATGAATCATGGACGATACCGATAGAAGCTGCCACCCAGCTATCGTACCAGATAGAAAAAGTGGAAATTATAGGGTTAGATATCACGGAAATGAAGGAAGGGATGATTATACCACATCAGGTGGTGGGCACTGGTGGAACACCGCTTCATCGAATGATCAGGAACAAGTAGAATATGATCCTGAAAGTTTCAGAGAATTATAATGCGGTAAACTGAAATTTAGTAAAGGAGACGAAATGGAGATATTCAAAAATATTTTATTTAACATTTTAGTTATTATCGGACTTATTGCAATTATCCTTACCGCTATCTGGTGGTCGTTGGAATTACTCAATAAGATTTTCAAGTTTACAAAGTACATTATCATGTATTACCAGTATAAAAAGAAAGAGGATTTATACGATCTGCGCAATAAGGTTATCGTAGCAAAGGACGGAGAAATATCCTATTCCTGTGTTGGAGATATTGATGAAGAGATCAAGATTCTCAACAAAGGGATAAAGTATTGCGAGAGAATAAAACACATGAATGAAAGATTGACTAAATTTTAAAAAGGAGACCGGCTTATGAAGTTGTCAAAACTGACTAAGCCAGAACTTGATGAAATCTTCCGGAACGCCAATTTTACGGAAGAGGAAGAGAAAGTGTTTTGGGATTTGTCTAGGGGAATTTCTCAAAAAGAAATATCCTTTAGACATTCCATTTCTGTAACTACTGTAGAAAGAAGAGTAAGGTCTATAAAAAATAAGCTTAAGCGGTTAGAAGGTGATAGATTTGGAACTTTCTAATATGGAAATATTGCAATATGCCGTTAGCAATGGTATGATTGACACGGAATCTTTGCAAAAAAGCATTGAAATGAAAAAGAAAGAAGAGTATCTAAAGAAACATCAATACGCAATCAACAAAGGCAAAGACGGATACTGGAGAACTTATTTGCCGGATGAGGAAAAAGGAAGGAGACTTGTAAAAAAGAAAAGCGAGGAAGATCTCAAAGAAGAAGTTATTAAGTTTTACTACCAAAAAGAGCAAAATCCAACAGTTACAGAAGTGTTTTACGAATGTGAAGACCGAAGATTGTATCTTAAAAAGATATGCAAAGCAACATACGATAGAGATGAGAGATATTTTCTAAGACACTATGGAGAGTTAGGTAAGCGAAGAATAAAATCAATATCAGAAGATGAATGGGGGGATTTTTTAGAGGAAGAAATTGCCGATAAAGAGTTGACACCTAAATCTTTTTCCGGTCTAAAAGGAATTACAAGAACCTTCCTTAAACGGGCGAAAAAACGTAAACTTATTGATTTTAATATTGTAGAACTTTTTGAGAATCTTGACGTATCTGATAGTGATTTTAAAAAAGTAATAAAGGAAGACTATGAAGAGGTATTCGACGAATATGAAACGGATGTAATGATTAAATATCTTGTCAACCACCTTGACACTTCTAATATTGCTATATTGCTTATGTTTTTAACTGGTGTGCGTATCGGAGAAGTTGTAACATTAAGACATTCCGATTTTTTTGATAATACTTTTAACGTTCGCAGAACGGAGACGAAGTATAAAGACGAAAACGGAAACAATGTTGTTGAAGTAAAAGAGTATCCTAAAACTAAGGCAGGAATCAGAACAGCAATTATACCGAATGATTATGTATGGATTTGTGATAAAATAAAGTACATGAATCCATTTGGAGATTACATTTTTACCAAAAATGATATCAGGGTTACTGCACAGGCGGTTAGGCAAAGGCAAAAAAGGCTTTGCAGAAAATTGAAAATTTATCCAAAGCCACCGCACAAAGTAAGAAAGACATATGGAACTATTCTTATGGATAACAATGTAGACAAAAGACTTGTTATGGATCAGATGGGGCATACAGATATTATGACTTCAGAAATACACTATCATAGGAATAGGAAAACCATTGAAAAGAAATCGTCTATTTTGAGTAGTATCCCAGATTTACAGGCAAGGTGATTTGACTACTATTTTTGCGAAAGTAGTCAAAAGTAATCAACAAAAAACACCTAGAAAGCCAGTAAATATGCGGAAAGTAAGAGGAATAGAGTGGGGTTCGAGCCCCCTTGCTTCCATTTTTTAGTAACTATTCAGAGCGACGGCAAAGTACTGGATAGTTATTTTTTTAATCAAATCAAAGGAATACAAAAGCA